GGTATTGATAACATACCACTGGTGTCGGATGTGACATACCGGCCTGAGCAACGCGCAAGGATTAGCGGGACGGTAATCCAGGAGCCGTTATTTATGGGTGGACAGCCAATATTTCAAACCAGTATAGGGTTTCCGGGTTACGGCCCAATCAGACATATTCCAGACCACGATTCTGATGAGACGATATCAACCTCGCTTTACAGCCAGGGGTACTACAATTACAAGGTAATGTCCGACATTGAGCCTGAGGTTAGGCTGAATGACAAAATTTGGTTTAAATGGAGAGTATTGCACAACCGTCGTAATTTAATAGCGGAGACCAAAAATAAAAGTGGTGACCGTGAGTACATTTTTCGTTGCCCATACGATCATATATACTGCACGATGCGTGATGGTAAAATATTACCTATTGGTAGTCACGTATTTCTTGAGCCTGTCATGGAGGAATTTGATGACATCCTTATTAAGACCTACAGTAATGTTAAGGGGCTAGACGGGAAATTCATACTGAAGGATAAAAAATTCTGGATCCAATCCAAAGTTGTGCCTCAACAGAAGGACAGACAGGCAATAGTCAGGCACATTGGAAAACCATTACGTGGGGACACCCGATACCTAAATGAGGGTGACCGTGTCTTGTACAAGCCTAACTTAAAAAGCCTCTTAACCATCGAGGGTAAGCGTTATTTTATCGTTCTCGCTGACATGATTATTGCAAAGATAGCCCCTTAACCCTTTCGTCTAAAACCATTACCTTTGTAATATATGAAAAAAATCATTTTTGTATTGCTCTTATCCATACCTATCAGCCATTCTTTTGAGCCCAAGCCTACTCAGGCGATGACCATTGAACGCCTGAGACTGCTGGTTTACGGTCCTCCGGTCTACCGTACGTAGAGTAATTTTCCCACCCGGTTTCATAAATATTCGAAAATATCATAAATTGGCGGGGTATAATTATTGTTGCATACCCGGTATGAAGCATAAAAAGAAGTCAGCCCCTAAAAAGGCTATCAAAAAGGCCACCAAGCCCATTTCTAAGGCGAGACCAGTAGCCAAGAAGATAGTAACCCCGGAACCTGAGGCCGAAGCGCCTAAGGAAGTTGCTGATCCAACCCCGGAACCAGGTCAAGAGTCCGCAAACAGAGATCATCAATAAACCAATAGGCCATGACACTTCTTGGAGTTTTAATTCTTATCATTATCGTTGCTGTCATCTTTTGGGTGACGGGTCAGATTCCTCAGCCTTACCAAACTTGGGTGAGGGTTGTGGTTGGAATTCTTCTTGTCATATATTTGCTCTCTCTTATTGGAGCATTTGATGGTATGAATTTCAATGCTCCTATTAGGCGCTAACAATGGCTAAGAAACTTTCAAAGCGCAAGCCCAAGCGCAGACCTCATCGGCATGAGGATCATCATTTCCATGAACTGAAGGAATTAATGATTAAGCATCACGAAAAAGAACTTGAAAAAATAAATCAACTCGAACAAAACCAAAAAACCATTATGGCAACCTTAAAAGAACTTCAAGACAAGGCTGATGCTTCATTAGCCAAAGCAAGCGCATTACAAACCTCCATTGATGCTGTTCAGGCAGCTATTGGAACAGCAGTGGCAGCGTTTGAAAAGACGATTGCGGACCTTCAAGCAATCATTGACGCGGGCGGAACCATCACGCCTGAGGCCCTGCAACCAATTGCAGACACGTTGGATCAGACCAACACGGCTCTGGACGCAGCTAAAACCGACATCGAGGCAACACCTACAGCCTGAAAAGCATTTTTTTGCCACGTAAAAAGCCGATCGATTGACCGGCTTTTTTTATTTAGTAGCAGGGAAGGGAGTTGAACCCTCACGGTTGGGTTATGGGCCCAATGATCTACCATTAATCTACCCTGCGATGTAAAGTTAAGAATTATTGGTAATTTACCCCGTCATGAGTAGACGATTGTATCCAGTAGAATAACCAAGGGATGGACACCAGAAAGGGCATTCACTTAACCAGTCCTCAGGAAAGCAATCAACACTTTGTCCCGTTCTTAAATCTGTACGGGCTGGTTTTTACCCCTGACATAGCAATTGATCGCTTTGAGCCGACAGTATTATCTTTTTGAGCCAGGACTATTTCTGCCGCTGTTTTAGCCCTCACCTGTTCCTGAAATTTAACGCCTGCCATAGCTTTTGTCTTCACTACAGGCTGAATAGTGATTCGATTCTGTGGCCCAAACTTGCCCTTGGACATGGCTTTGTAGGTTACTTTCATTAGAATTTTCCTCCTGCTTGTAAAAGTTTTGCTTTCCCACCAGCACCGCCTACAGGAACACTACCATAAGATTTCCAGGTTGGTTTCTTCTTAGGCGCCTCAGTAGCGGGCTTTGTCATGATTCTGGATTCCAGTGTGGTTTTTGGATAAGCGGACTGAATCCGTTCTTTCAATGGTGTCTTTTTTGGACCTGGTTCAGAACTTTTATATCGGTATGTAGCCATTGGTAATGGAATTTGACCATGAAAGTAGAATAAATATTGGGAAAATTCCTAATTTGGGGAAATAATAATTAATTGGGACTAAATTCCCATAATTAACACATAAAATGAAAATCATCGCCACTGAGGACAATATTTTCGTCCACCCGCTGCCGGCAGAAGAAGGTAAAGTGTATGTTCCACCGGTGTTTCAGCGTAAAAACCAAGAATCTCTCTTAGGCGTGGTGATAGCAATGGGTCCGGAAGGCAAGATCAACGTCGGTGACGTCATCCTGTTCTACAAATACCAGGACAACGGCATTGAGGTCAATGGACAGTTTTTATTCATCATCAAACCACATTCGCTGGTGGCCATAAAATAAAATGAGATTCCAGAAACTGAAATTCAATGTATTTAACCTATCGCCTGATAAAGATGTACTGGAAGCCTTTCCGGAACTAAGTCGATTTAAAGTACTGGACAAATCTAAGGCGCCTCAGAAAAATTTACTCCTTCGGTATTTGTTGTTTATGTACGACCCCGAAAGCGATTTACGAAAAGAGATTACTGAATTAGACAAGCGCAAGGTTCGGGCGGCAGAACTCGCTGGTTTCGAAAAAGAAAGCGATTACCTCACTGAAATATTTGAACTCAGGGATAAAACCACACTGGAATTCTTATTTGTTCTCCTTACTCAAGTATTTCACAACCGAAAGTACCGAGAATGGGTGACGTTATCACAGGAGCTCGACGAATACACTCGCCTGAGACTAGACCCCATCACCACAGCTAAGAGCAAAAAAGGAGGGGAAGAAGACATTGAAGAAATCGATGTTTTCAAATCAGCAGAACTGAAATCAAAGCTCAGAGTTCAATGTCAGGACATCCATAAACAACTTGATTCCATTGAAAAAGAGGTATTTGGCGATAATGAAGATGTAAAAGACGTGGCCATCCGTTCCAGGTTCCTTAGTCCAGAGAACTTTGCCGGTGTCATCGAGGCAGCCGAATGAAAAATAGCCTTGTCAACCCAATCCCAGGAGGCACCGCGGTAGATATCTGCTGGGATGATGAGGTAATCACGGTACAACTACCGCCGGTTGGCTATACTATAGACCGAATTCCAGATCTAAAAACAGGAAAACCCACCTATGAACTCGTTAAATGTGAAATATTAGGCGAACACCTACCAATTGAAGCCCAGAAATGGGAACGCACACCATTGCCTCCGGATTGGAAAAAATGGATGGTGGACGAAAAAAAAGGAAAGTACCAGAACAAACATTACACCAATATACTTGCCGACCAGTTCCGCCTACAGGAATGGAATAGAAAAGTAAACGGGGTTTGGGTAGCGATAGGAAACCGGAATGGAAAGCCCACGGAATACGTCTACCTCACTGGCCAGGCATACGACTACTTTAACTGGTGGAAACAGGACTTTGGATATCCTCTTCTACGCATGGTACTTATGAAGGTGTTTTGGTGTATACAGTATGCCAAAGATCACCAACTCGTGCATGGCGTCGCCCTGAGTACATGTCGACGCTTCGGAAAAACATCTATTTCTATGCACAATCTCTGGTATGACCAGAGTTTCAAACCCAACCACCGGGCCGGCCTTCAGGCGCAAACCCGCCAGGATGCAGAAGACAAGTTCCGGGAATCGTTCCTATATGGATGGCGCAATCAGCCACCGTTCTTCAAACCGGCCGCTTTTGACTACGGATCCAGTCAACAAAGTGAGGTAAGATTCGTCAAATATGTAGCCAAGGGCAAGACTCAACTCATGGATGTCGATGAAGACGACGACACGGGAGCATTGAATAATATCATTGACTACCGTGAAACCAAGACCACATCTTATGACGGATATAAGCTGCATAACTATTCCATGGAAGAACCTGGTAAGTGGGAAAAGGTAGATGTGTATCAGACCCTCCGGGTAGTCATTCCTTCTACTCGGGACGGATTTGAAAAAATAGGATTCATATTTGCGCCTACGACTATTGAAGACCTGGATAGCGGTGGTGAAAAATTTATTGAGATGTTCGAGCATGGTAAGCCGTCGTCGATGAAAATAAATGAGAACCATAAAACCACTAGTGGACTAATCAGTTTATTCATCAGTGCGGCAGAAGGAATATTGTTCGACGAGTACGGTCGCTCGGTAATTGATGACCCAGCGCCGAATGAAGTAGTGATCAGCGAGAAGGGCATCCGGATATTTGAGGGCTCAAAGAGTATCATCATGAAGGAGCGGGCGCCTAAGAAGTTGAAATCTTTCCAACTCTATACCGAAGAGGTCAGGAAGTATCCCATGAGTTGGGATGAAGCCAAGATGATGGCCACCGGTGAGAGTCCGTTTAATACCGAGATCCTTATCAATTGTCTTGAAATTCTCGAGTCTGGTCGTGGATATCCTTTTGTTAACGGAAACTTTGAATGGGTAGGCGGTATAGTAGATGGCGATGTTGAATTCATTCGGAATGACAAAGGGGGGAGATGGAGCCTGGGTCGCGCCTTAGATGTAGATGCACCATCATTGGATAGTGATACCCGTCAGGCGAACCGTGTTGGATTTGATTACTATTCAGACCCCACGACCGGGGAAACAAAAAAAATATTCTTTCCTAAGAATAATAAGTTGTTTCGAGCGGGCTCTGACCCCATTAGATGGGTTAAAACCGATGACCCAAGAGCCTCAAAAGCAGCATGTTATATCTGGAGCATGTTTGATCCTAATTTAGATATGGGCAAAGCCAGAAAGGATTGGAAGAGCGCTAATTTCATAGCGGAATACTTCAATCGTCCCGATGAATTCTCCATGTTTGGGGAAGATATTATTAAGGCGATCCGGTACTTTGGATGTTCGATAAATGCTGAAGACAATGTCAATAATTTACGGCAGTACCTTGAAGGACGAGGCTATGGACAATTTATTTTATTTAAAGGCGACTTCGATAAGAACGTCATTAAACAAAGCGATACATTGAGTGACGCCTACAAGGCATTGTCGAGTGTAGACGATGTCGTGAGTGCTGGTATCCAACGCTTAGTCTCTATAGTGCTGCATGATGGCCACCGGTTGCTATTTCCTAATCTTGTCAAGCAAATGATTGCCTTCCGTATCAAAGACCGGACAAAGTTCGATGCTGTTGTAGCCGCCTATTTTGCGATATTAGCCGCTGAGGCTAACGTGAAGGAATTTGTAGCAGATGAAGACAACACCGATATCGGAATAGTATTTCCAATGTATAATCAGGACGGAGTCAGAAGTAAACAAAGCGCGTAATGGGAACAACACCTAAGTCAGAGCCAGGTCAGAATTATGGGTTTCCTTCCCATCAAATTCCATCGACTCAAAAAAATAAGAAGTGGTGCCTTCAGTACATAAAGGCATTCGACCGTGAGTTCACTACGGGTAACAGCCAGATATTGCGCTGGGCTTACCAGCAATATCTGGACTGGAGACTCCTGGCTGCGGGCAACCAGCCGATAGATCAATATAAGGATCAATTAGGCGTGAAGAAACGTCATGGAAAGCGAGATCAAAGCTGGAAGAATCTAGACTGGTCAATCCTTCCAATATTTCCACGTTTCAAAAAAGTAATCAAGAATCGCCTGAAAAAACTTCCAAGAGAGATCATATTGTCGGCTATTGATGCCACTTCTATTGAACAAGATGGAGTACGTTATGCCCAAATCATGGAGCACCTGATCAACCGGGAATTCCATTCCGCGATGGAGGAAAGTGTTACGGGGTATAAATCCAAATCACCTTTTGAAAAAGGGGAACCGGCGCCTGAGAACAGCAATCAGATCCAGATGTACATGCAGATGTATCCCAAAAACAAATACATCATGTACATGCTCGATCAGATCGACATGAGTTTTTTACAGTCGGACTGGAAACAAATGGAGGACGAAATACTTGATGACCTCATCGACGTAGGTGTGACTTCTACCAGGGCGTACATCGACAATTTAGGCCGGATACGCATACATAAACGCATACCTGAACAAACTATATGTAACCCCTGTATACACAATGATTTCAGTGACTTGATTCGTGTAGGCGAATACGTCCAAATGACGATGTCAGAGCTTCGCGCCTCTGTACCAAAGGGTACATTCACTGATAAAGAGTTGGCTGACATTGCCACCAGGGCGAGTCATAAAACCTATAGTGCTATTTATGCGCAGAAATATATGTCTGATCACCTACGGTATGAATGGGATCACGAAAAAGTCACTGTGCTCATGGCTGAATGGTATAGTGCTGATGACGCCGCCTATGTAATGGGACAAAATAGTGACGGCAACACCAGCTTTTCAAAGCGTGACAATCCATACTGGCTGGACAAGAAAGGTTTGACCGATCAGGAGTACGTCAGCTTCTATAAAGAACGTGGAGAGAAACGTGAGATTATTCGCGACACAGTAAATAATGTCTACCAGGGCAACTGGATAGTGGGGACCGATTACATTTATGACTATGGCCGGCAGTCCAATATGATCAGAGCTATTAATTCTATCAATGACTGTAAGCTAGGTACCACGATGTACACCACTGGTTTCGACTCTTACATGAGACAGTGTGAACCATTACTACATAACATCCAAATAAACTGGTTGAACTTTCAACATCAATTGTCTCAGGCGAAACCCAGAGGTATTGCAATTGAACGCCGTGCTCTTGCGGCGGTGCAAGTCGGTACTCGTAAATTAGAGATTGATGACATCTTGCAAATGTATGCCGAAACCGGATCATTTATTTACGTCGGAACAGATCAACACGGTCGCCCATATCCATTCAAGCCCATTGAAGAATTAAGTGGAGGCATTAGTGATGCCGCTGAAAAATATCTTCAGTTTATTATCTCCGACATAGAGATGTTGCGCAATATTTTAGGACTGAATGACGCCACCGATGCCAGTAATCCAGACCCGGAAATGGGCAAAAAACTAGCGGAAATCGCTATTTCTAACACCGACAACGCACTTGGAGACCTTTATCACGCCTTCATAAACCTGTACGAAAACACGGCTAAAAAAGTGTGCATGCTTGTCCCCGATGCCGAAGGCAGAGGACGTAGTGCCGGTAAAGAAACCGCATTGGGTAAAGATGCGCACGACTTCATGTTGGATAACCGTAATTTTTCACTCATGGATTTTGCATTGAGTGTAGATGCTGGAATTTCAGACGAAGTAAGACAAGTTCTGAGAGGATTTATTGCATCGGCGCTGAGGACGCCTGAGAATCCAAGTGGTATCCTGCCAGAAGATGCTTTCATAATTGAGAACGAAAAAAATATTTACAGAGCTTATCAACTTCTGTCACAAAAGAGAATGCAACGCGAAGCCGAAGCACAGCAACGCAATATAGAATCTATGAATGCCCAAGCCGAAGGCAACAAGCAAACCGCTCTTGCTATTGAACAAGAGAAACAACGATCAATGATGATGGACGTCGAGGCATATAAAGAAAAAGCAGCTTTTGACGCCGAGATGGCAATCAAAATTAAAGACCATGGAGCGTCATGGGATGTTATTATTGCACGTATCCAGGCTAAGGCGTCACTCGATGAAAAGCAGGAGGAATTAGTTGCCAAACTCACTGATACTGAGCTTAAAGGCCATGTAGATCTAAAGGTCGCAGAGATCCAAGCCGAAGCCGCAAAGGCAAAGAAAAAGGAAGCGGTAGTGGCATGACAGTAATTGACCACAGATCCGACATTATTGCAAAACTAAAAGCCGAGGGCAAGGTGCGGGTAATGAATACGCCATATGATTTTACTGCTATCCGTGCAATCAATAAGCACATGGAGGAAGTTAGACGAGAATTTATTTTAAAGTCGATTCAATCAGAACGAGACGCAGAAAAAATAATCTTAACAACTTAAACAAACAAAATTATGAGCTGGTCAATTACATTAATTGGTAAACCTGAAAAAGTAGCTGAAGCCCTTGAGGCCAACAGTGCAAAGTTAGCAGATCAATCCAAGGCCGAATATGATTCGGCATTACCTCACATGGTAGCACTTGTAAAAGAGAATTTTGGAAACGGAGACACCGCAATGATAAAAATTACCGCAAATGGTCATGGCTACTCCACTGGTGGAGAACAGAAGCAACGAACCTTTACGTGCAATATTGAAGCATTCTACGCGGTTCTGGTTTGAAGTTCGCGCCTGAGAATAAATAAAGTTAGGAACTTCAAACTATTTTGCTTTAGTTCGCAGGACCACTTCAATACGTGGTCACTGTGGATAAGGCAGAGAAAAGAAATTTTGTTAGTAGAACCTTCGTTGGATTTTTGAGCCTAGCTTATCCCTGGGTGAGAAGATTCGGCGGAGGTTCTTTTAATTTGTAGACATGGAATACAATATACCCGCAAAACCAACTGTTTATAAAAATACAGAATTTAGATCAAGGCTAGAGGCGCGATGGGCCGCATTTTTTGATTTACTAGGTTGGCGCTGGCAGTACGAGCCATACGATCTCAATGGATGGACTCCTGATTTTATTGTGTATGGTTCTAAAAATAGATACATACTTTTCGAGGTAAAGCCCTTTTTAGATGATGGTCTCATAGAGGAGTATCGTATTAAAATTGAATCTTCAGTATCTAAAATGCCAGATCAAGTTAATTGTATTATTCTGGATAATAATTTTGAAGAAGATCACAATTATTCTGGAATAAAAGTTGGAATTCAAATTGCTGGTAGAGTTAATATTTCCTCTGTCAGAGTATTTGAATTTAATGAACCATTTCCGGTTCATTGGAAAGACTGTCAATGGGGTGATGGGACCGCGTGGGACATTGGATCAACTTGTTATGGTTATGACGGCCTTCTGTGGAATGATGAAGAACACAGAAAGTATTTTGTTGAGGCAGGTCGAGATAGCCAACTCATAAAATCTATTTGGCTTCAGGCTGGGGTTCTATCTTCATTCCATTACGCCTAAATATGAAATATTCAATTTACATAGATAATATCACAGCTAAGGAATGGGGATTAAATGTTCAACTAGCTTATCTTTTTGATTGGGTGTTCAATCTACCATCTTGGGCTGAGTCTGTGCATTTAGAAAATGAAGTGTATTATTTTGCAAGTCGGTCAAGAGCCAGTGAGGAACTTCCTCTTTTAAGTGATAAGCATGATACAGTTTATCGGCAGTATAAATCACTCGAAGAGTTTGGTCTGATTATACTCAAAAAGATTGACGGAAAAGACTGTATTAGGCTTACAGAAAAGGGCTCAAAATGGGGTCGTTCACTCGGAAAAAAATCCGAGCACTCGGAAAAAAATCCGAGTAAACTCGGAAAAATTTCCGAAAATGACTCGGAAAAAAATCCGACATATAAGAATACCATTAATGAAAAGAATACTATTGATCAGAGAAAGCAAGTTTTTATTCAAAAACTTGAACCATACATTTTTACTTTTGGAAAAGAGATGGTCAATAATTTCAGTGACCATTGGACTGAGCATAACGAAAATGGATATAAAATGCGCTTCGAGGCTGAGAAATTTTTTAGCTTAAAAAAACGCCTTACAACGTGGAAAAAAATATCAGAATCCAGGAGATTTAAGGAACCAATAAACAAAGGAAAAATAGGATGACGTATTCTGATTACGACATAGATATTCCTCGCGGAAAAACAACCGGTCAGGTCTACACAATTTGTCCTAAATGTAGTCAGGACAGAAAAAAGAAACACGCAAAGTGTTTATCAGTTAATTTGGATAAGGGAATGTGGCACTGTCATCATGCTACTTGTGGATGGACGGGATCATTGAATAAAAAACAATATCAAGTTCCTAAGTGGGAAAACACAACAAGTATCTCTGATAAAATTGTTGAATGGTTCTTAAAAAGGAATATTAGTCAGGATACGCTCGTTAAAATGAGGGTGACAGAAAAAAAAGAATGGATGCCACAGGTAGAAGCCGAACGGAATGTTATTTGTTTTAACTACTTCCGTGACGATAAGATCGTTAATACTAAGTTTAGGGACGCCGAAAAGAATTTTAAATTGTTTAAGGATGCAGAATTGATATTCTACAACCTGGACGGAATTAAGAACCATAAAGAAATTTACATCGTCGAGGGTGAGATAGATTGCCTAACCATGATTCAGTTAGGACACATTAATACCATATCAGTTCCAAATGGAGCGACCAAGGGACTAAATAATCTTCAATATCTTGATAATTGCTATCAGTACTTTGAATTAATTGAGAAGGTTTTTATTTTGACTGATAATGATGAACCTGGAGAAAAATTAGGTCAAGAGTTGGCCCGACGATTAGGTATTGAAAAATGTTTTCGTGTTAATCTTGGTATCTACAAAGATATCAATGAGATGTACTGCCAAACTGGTAAAATTGATTTGAATGAATCAACTCCATTTCCAATTGAAGGAGTATTTGAAGTAAATAGTCATTGGGATAAAGTCAAATACATTCTTAAAAATGGTTTTCCAAAGGGATGGAAACCTAGACCGCCACTTGGTGAATTAATCCAAATTCACCCCGGATATACGAGTATAATTACTGGAATTCCTGGTCATGGTAAGTCTGAATACCTTGATCAAATACTTATGCAATTATGTGTAGATTATAATTTGAGAGGCGGATACTTCTCGCCTGAGAATAGACCAACTGAACTTCATGTAATAAAACTGGTTGAAAAAATTTTAGGGAAGTCAGCATGGAAGGCAAACGAAATGGAGTTGGATAAAGCAAGGGAATTTCTGAATGACCATGTATATTGGATTTATCCTGAAGAAGGCTACGATCTCGATAATATTCTGGAAAAAATCAGACAGGCGGTGTTAAGATATGGTATAAATTGGTTTGTACTTGATCCGTGGAATAAAATTGAGCATCTATATACCGGTATAAGTGAAACTAAATATATAAGTGAAAGTCTGGATAAAATTGCTAATTTTAATCACAAGAATGGCACCCATGGGTTTATTGTTGCCCACCCAACAAAAATGAAATTCAACTATGATACCGGGCAATATGAAGTACCTGGACTATATGACATAAGCGGATCCTCAAATTTTTTTAATAAGGCTGATATCGGATTAACAATTTATAAAGAGAGGTCTGGTGATGTTTTTAAAAATACAGTCTATGTTCAAAAAGTAAAATTCAAATATTGGGGAAACACTGGGCAGATGGATTATACATGGAATCACGACAATGGTAGATATGACAACAGTGGTATAGATGTATCTAACTGGCTTAATCCAAAAATTGAACCCCAACAAATTGTTTTCGATAAAGTTCTTGATAGTGGGTATCGAGATCCATACAAAGACAGTAACGATTTAGAGTCAGCCCCCTTTTGATTTACGAACGAGAAAGTTGATTATTATAACAGGAGCCTAAAACTAAGAATAACAGTGAACGATGAGTTATTTGAAACAAGGCAGCCATCAGAACATGGTTTAAAAATAAATGGAGAGGAAGGAAGAATAGTTTAAAGCCTATCTGATGGATATAGACTGATTGAATTTGAAAACATATTTGAACCTATTAAAAAAATAAAATTCTTTTCAAATAGAAAAATAAAAACACCCTTACAATGGTATGTGCATGAAGACGATTTAAAATTTATAAAAAAATAAGTTATGGAACTCAAAGGCAAAATCATTCAAGAACTCGAACTGGTTACCGGTATGGGAAAAAAAGGACAATGGACTAAACAGGAATACATCCTAGAAACTCAATCCCAATATCCTAAGAAGATCTGTTTCGGGGTTTGGGGAGATAACATCGATAAGTTAAACATTAGCTTAGGCGACGAAGTCACTGTCTCTGTTGAACTCGAATCCAAAGAGTATAATTCAAAATGGTACACTGAGGTTCGTGGATGGAAATGTGAGCACCAAAAGTTTGCCAGTCCAACAAAGAATGCGCAACGGTCGGAACATCATGTTTCAGATGGACCAAAAGACGATACCGATAACTCGCAATTACCTTTTTAATTATGGAACACTTTTTAATTAAGGCGGAGCCATACGATAGCAAAGCCGAAACATTGGTTCACATCAAACGTGTGGCACAATTACTCACCGAGGCAGCGGCGGAGTTAATTCGACGCGCCAACATTCACGACGAATCCAAACTCAACAGTCCGGAAAAAGAATTCTTTGACGAATTCACGCCTAAGTTGAAAGGCACGACTTATGGCAGTCCTGAGTATGCTGAATTCATGAAACAGTTGAAGGTTGGACTAGACCATCACTATGCCAACAACAGTCACCATCCAGAGCATTATTCCAACGGCGTGAACGGAATGGATTTGTTTGACTTGCTAGAGATGTTTTTTGACTGGAAGGCGGCGACCGAACGGCATGCTGACGGCGACATCTACAAGTCATTCGGGATCAACAAGACCAGATTCAGAATCAGTGACCAAGTCATTGAAATATTTTTTAACACAGCAGTTCGGCTGAAATGGCTAAGCCACATAGACCTCAAATAAGTTATGAACATCGCAGTAGAACTTGAAAAATGGACACTTGCCAATAGCAAGTACGAAGAAAAGCGGGACTACATTGGGCTTTCTCAGGCGTCACTCACCGAAGAAGAGATTATTGCAAATTACAAGGATGGCTTTCCGGAGATAAGTGATCGAGCAAAGCTGAAATGCTACAAAGGCTACCAAATGGAAGCCGATTTACTCAGGCGCATTAAAACCGTATTTGGCGATCGAGTTCAGATTCCAGCGCAGGAGATCAGCGCATTCGGAGGCAAGGTGTTAGGGCATCCCGATTTTGATTTCGAAGGAGATCCATGTGATTGCAAATCAGTACCTCTGGATTCTTATATCCCAGTAACTAAGTTACCGAAGAAAGTCTGGATGCAGGCTCAGGCGTCGATGTGGTACAAACGGCGTAAACGCGCCTTAGTGCTGTATGAATCCAGGGAGTCCGGAATAATTCGACACTTCTGGGTTTCCCCTGTGGAGACTATTCAAATAGAAATCGAAGCCAAGTACGCAAGTGTGGTGAAGAAAATTTTTGGATAATAATAGGTATGAAAGACTTCGACGACAAACCCACCACTATTGAAATCCAAGAGGTCAAGGAACATCGGAAGGAGATGCAGACCGATCTCATGCACAGCTTTCCAGGGCTCACGCTGTTTGAATACGATCCGGAGACCAAGATCCTTCAGGCGGCAACCTTTGACCTGATTCAGAAACAGATCGATGTCAATCACGGATTCATCACACCTAAGTTGATGGACAACAACGGCCTGGTCACGGTGAAGAAAGTCATCCGGAATAAAGGATGTGCGTATTTTCAGGCGCTCAACTTCAAAAACGCGTTGAAGAAAGTAGAAAAGAATTTCAAGTGAAGGAACCACGTTGCCACGCCGGCATTGTTGAGATAGCGGTTGCTAAGCTGTTGAATTACCGGCAGTACACCATAGTTCCGAATGTGAGTTGGGGACTGGGCTTGAGTCACGAATGTGATCTACTGGCACTCGACGACCAGGACCGATTCACTGAGGTTGAAATCAAGGTCTCGCTTTCCGATCTCAAAGCCGACTTTAAAAAAACACACAAACATTTTTCAAAATTTATTTCGCGGCTAGTGTACGCGCTTCCGGCACGATTGTATGCCAAGCACGCGGACTTAATTCCAAAAGAATTCGGAGTTATAGTTATAGAATTCACGCCCGCTATTTATTATCACGGAGTCCGTGTAGGCAACCCCCAAATCGATAGCACCGGGGCCGTCATCGGAAACTTTAAAGCCAAATGGGAACGCCGAGTCAAACATTACAAACATGCCGAAAAGCCATCACCTGCGACAATACGGAAGTTCATGTCGTTGGGCTGCATGCGTATCTGGGATCTGAAACAACACTGCGCCCGGTCTGAGCAAAGAATCACCGATGCCAAGCGTAAAACGGGAGTAATGGCCTAAAAAGAGAAATCGTCCCACTATAGTAGGTTTTCCCAAAATAGGTTTTATCTTTACCCCAAGGCCGATAGTGTCGGCCTGTAAACGTAGTAAACCACAAACCCCCCGGACTATGTCACTCGTGTTTCTCACGGCGGTTAAAATTTCACCAGCAATTGGAAACCTTACCACGCCTAAGGTTATTGTGCTGGAAAGCTCTCAAATCGTTAAACCCAAGCCCTATCGTGGCGGAACATCCATTCTGTATGGAACATCAGTCCGTCCCTACAAAAAGTATCGGGTAGCGGAATCCTCTGCTAATGTAGCCGTAGCCACAATCGTAGGAGCAGGAGCCTCTCTTTCAGCAAGCCCGTATGCACAAGATGCCAACTTAGGCGTGGTGCCATCAGGAAGCACCCAGGCGGCAGCCTCAGCGGTATCTACCTATCTCACCGTGATCACAGGCGGAGCGGCTTCAGTCAACTCGGTTAAATTGCCTTCGGCTTCGACATTCGTTGCGCCTTCAGTTAACATCAACGGTGGTGTTCGAGTCATCATCAACGCGTCATCCGTGCCGATTTCGGTCTTCCCGGCAGCTTCGGAGTTCATCAACAAAAGTGGGGCCTCGGCAGGCGCTGGAGCTTCCAATGTTGCTGTTTCTATCGCATCCGGTGGACGCATGCACTTCCTAATGGCTTCATCCACAAACTGGAAGACGGCCACGGAATCAGGAGAATAAACCCTTCTAAGACTCAAAACGTCAAAAACCGGGATTTGCTTCCCGGTTTTTTTATGCCCTTATTTTGTGATTGGTAAAAAATCTTTACCTTGTGGGCATGCAGACAAGGACCTATCGGGATATTATTTTGGAGTTTGCACACGAAAGCAAGCGATTTTTACCTCCAAATATTGTAGTAAAAGTTGATTTCACTCCTGACATCGCCTTAAAGGGATGGGGTAATGTGAGAATTGAAATGACCGGGGGTCAAGTCCATTCAGAAACATTTTCAGACTCAGGAAGCATGACCGCCGAAGAAGAGGCATGCAAGAGACTTATATATCAGACAATGATTTTTGGCATGATCAAAAACGAAAGCCTTCTAAAAATTATTACTGAGTCCCACGAAATAACCAAAGCCAAAAGTTTGGAAGAAGAGAAGAGAAATTCTTTTGCGAACGGGTCTGCCGAGACAATATCTGCTATCAAACCAGTCTTCGATAAGATGCTGGCGGCTTTAAAGGCTGTGAATGTCGGAGACATTGATCCCTACGTGCATGGTGGCCACTACCAGATTTTAGAAGCCATCAAAGAAGCGGAGGAACTCGGATTATGAGTGTGGTGATACCCTGCATTCTCTGTTGTCGACCCATAAAACCCAAACAACAAATCAACATGACCGAAATTTCCGTTCAGAACATAGTCTATTTTGGACATCGGAGTTGTGTACGTAAATTCCTTAAAAACGTAGAAAATAAATCATGATCAGAATTTTACTTTTAGCCAAAATATATTTTGATGGAACGAGTTTTTATCGTTCTCATGGTCCATTCTCTCATCTTCGTAAGCAGTACCCAGACATTGAAATAATAGATGGAAGTTTTGATGGCAAAGTATTTGATTGGGCCGCACTCGCACAGGTTGATGTATTATTCATGCAGAGACCAAGTCAAGAACACGATGTGACGATCATGAAACTAGCTAACTATGCTAAGATTCCGGTGATCATCGACTATGATGATGATTATATAAACATCCCCAAGACGAATCCAAGATCATTTTTATACATGAACGAAACCCGTCAGGCTATTATTCGGGAATGCTTGGAACGCGCTGACTGCATTACTGTTTCTACCCCGGCACTCTTAGAAGTCTATGGACAAATTGTATCCAAAGACAAAATAAAAATAGTTCCAAATGGGTATGATGATTTTCTATTCAGCGATGAACCATACCTGGGACCACGGCAGAAAATCATTTGTTGGCGCGGCGGCGACACCCATGAAGCTGACTTACTCACGGTTAAGGATCAGATCGTGCGGCTGATAAAGAAATTTTCTGACTACAAATGGGCTTTCATGGGCTATACGCCTGAGTGGATCACAAAAGATCTTGAAATCCCAAAAGAGCAATTATTACTTTTTACCTTCCAGGATATTTATCAATATTTTGATACCCTAGTTTCTATGCGGCCAGAGATTGCTATTGTTCCACTAGAAAGCAATCAGTTTAATTTTTCAAAAAGCAATATCAGTTCCCTTGAATTTACATTAGCTGGCGCTCTGACCATCGCGCCTAAGTGGGACAAGTTTATTGATTCCGGCTGCATAACATACACAGATCAGGATGACTTCGAAAAGACGGTTACGGCCACCATTGAGATCAAAGATAAAAAAGCAGTGTATCAAAACGTATTAGGATTTATTAAAAAATACTCTCTGTTAGAAATCAACAAACAGCGGTACGACATCATCAAAGAACTTCTGGCTCAAAACAAGAACACAAAGTTTTCGCCTACGATCATGACTAAAAAGCCCATGACCGATCGTGAGTACTACGAGCATTGTCTTAAACGTGGGCTTATTCAGGAAAACGATGAATTTGCTAAGAAACACCACGCCTTAGCGGACTACTTGATTAAACGCTTAGATCCGGATTCTGCTGTAGACTTTGGATGTGGCCCCGGCGCCGTGGTTGAGCGCCTACTACAACAAAACGTCAAATGCTGGGGGATGGACAAAAACGAGCATTTTATCGAATATTTCAAGATGCGTAATCCAGTGAATGAAATCTGGGTAAACCAAGCCGACATTACCGAAGAATTAACGATGGACCAGCCTTTTGACTTGGCTATTTCAATCAATGTATTTGAAAGCATTAACAAGTCAGACGAATGGTGGAATGGCTTCATTGCATTATTAGCAACTAAGTTCAAGTACTTTTATTTTGCGTCGAGTCCGTTCTACTTAGGCGACCGCAATGATCAGCGTCAGAACAATGTGAACATTCGCAGGTTTGAGAAGTGGAAGGAACTATTTGAAGCCAATGGCTGGAGATTTTTAGAGAACCCGAAGCAAATCGCGCACTATGATCTACTTTTTCAATCGTATACCATAGTGCCTGAGGATGAATCAAACATGAGGGTTTTGGAGTGATGAACATAAACATAAAAGAAATCATTATCGTCGGAGCCTGCTTTGTAGTGGGCCTAACGCTATTTCATTTACTTGTTCACTTCGTGGATTGGCTTTTAGAATTAGTCATTAGGTATGCAGGATTTTGGGCGCTTCTTGGTCTATTTGTTTTTGGCCTTTTTATTGGATACTTGATGCAGAAGTGGCCGGAGGATTCAAAGTTTTAGTCATGGCTTGGGACGAGTCAATCAAGAAGCAATTTAAGCACGTAGGTCAAAACGTTTTTATTGGCCAATACTGCATTTTCACCAATCCATCAGAGGTAGTTCTGCATGATTTCTGCCGTATTGATCCATACTGCCTTGTGACAACACAACTTGAGTTACATGGATACAATCAGATATGTGCTGGCGCTGTTTTATCGGGGGGACCGAGCCATAAAATAACTTTAGGAAAAGGAGCGTTCATAGGATATGGTAGTAAACTATTCTGCGCCTCAGAGGATTATTCCGGGAGGGGAGCCGTTGGTGATTTTTGGTTTGAGAATGAAGCAGAAAAAGGAGATATTGAATTCAAAGAATACTCTGGCATAGCAAGTGATGTCATGTGTTTTCCGGGTGTAACATTTCCTGAGGGATGCTGCATAGGTGCTAAAAGTTTAGTGATGACAAAGCAGCATTTAACACCTTGGTCAGTATGGTGGGGAATACCGCTAGCGTTCAAAGCCACCAGACAAAGACCAATCATTAAAATCAAGGATAAATGGAAAAACGCACAATAATTTTACTCGGGGGTAGTGGTGGGCTTGGCAGCCAACTCACGGAAATATTTAACCGTGACTATACCGTGCTTTCTATGTCATCAAAAGATTGTGATGTCACTGGGTATTCCAACATTGTGCGCTCAGGCGTGGACTACGTTGTTAATTGCGCTGGATGGAATTATGACGATGTAATTCACAAGGCATCTGACATTCATATTTGCCGGATGATCAATATTAATTGCTTCGGAGCCGTGAATGTCATCAGGGAATACGTAAAGTATTTTCGTGAACAGAAAAAACCTGGTAAGATTGTGATGATGAGTTCATTTCTTTCAATAAGACCAGAGAGGGGCGCTGGAATTTATTGTGCTTCAAAATCGTTTGTAGACGCGATTACAAAGGTAGCAGCCATAGAAAATGCTAAGCATGGTATTTTGATTAACAGTGTGCAATGCGGATTTATGAATGGAGGAATGACTGATCGCCTACCAGTAGGTATGAAAGAATCGCTACCAAACATTATTCCGGTTGGAAGGATCGGAGAAGTAGAGGAACTTGCCGACGCAATAAAGTTCCTTCTGAACAACGATTACGTCACCGGTACCAACCTGGTGATTGACGGAGGGGTATCATTGGTATAGTTATGCTTAGAATCCTAATTTGCTTATGTTATTTTGAAAGAACTTTGCTTGTAAAGAACGCTTTACGAAGTATTAAAGAGTTGGAGTACGCCAATTTTGATCTATTCATCATAGACGATGGCAGTCAAACCAAGCCGCACATCGACGAAATTGCAACAGAAATCTTAGGCGATGAAGCCTATTCAAAAATAGGGTTTTACTTCACAGGAGACACGCCTAAAAGTAAGAAAGAGCAAGGCGGCAGCCGGCACGGACAATTTCTAAACGAGATTATTTTGGCGTCGAGTGCCGAGGTAGCACTGATACTTTGTGACGACGATTCCATTCTCCCAGACTACCTCACCAACCTGGATCAATGGTTCCGGGCCAATCCCGACAAGAAATACGGATATTCCCACGTCAGGATATTCGACCCCACCAAGGAAAGTCCATTTGGGATCAAAAAACGGCCCCATTGGACCAATTTAACCGAAACGGTCCATCCGGTTAACCGAATTGATAGTTCCCAGGTGGTTTTTAGGACGGAATGTTTCAAAAAGGGAGGATGCCGGTTCCCTTCGCCTCAGACTAGAAATCTTGATTCCGCACTATTTAAGCAACTTTTTGACCTTTACGGACCATGTCATTACATGGAGATGGACGGTCAATACAAGGGATGGTTTGATGGCCAACTTGGTAATCAACCTCAATAGTAGAAAAATTTTACCACGTGAGACTCTTGTTTTATGTTGGGATTTTGTCCAGATTTGAGAAACGCTCAAAGAAATGGCAGAATCAGGCGATAAACAGCACCCATTCCAAAATTTCGATAAATCAAAGTTGGTAATGACTCCAAGGAGTGGGGGACAACCAGCCCGAGATACACCAGAGGTAGACACAGAGGTAGTTGAACTTGATCCCGATCCCGTAGTGGATACCGATGAGTCCAAAGCCACCACTCAGGCGACAACCAAAGAGACTGAACCCACAACCAATAATATCGATCCGGATGAAGTAGTAACCCCGGATGCGGAATCAGTCGCACCTGAAGATCAAACCCCAGGCGACTACACCCAAGAAGATTTTGAAGCCGATTTTTCCACACGCCTACAAGAAACCTCTGGCGGCCGGCTGACAACTCCGGATCAAATCACTGCAATATTACAGGAAAATGACTCTCTCAAAGAGCAACTGAAGAACAAACAGCTTGAATTCCCTTCAGAACGGGCTAAAAAAGTATATGACTTTGCCGTAAAAAATGATGGTAATGAGCTCGCGGCGGCCGGGCAATATCTCCGGGTACAAGGACTTGATTTGGCTAAACTCTCGCCTAAAGACAAGCAATTTGAGCTTTTTGCATTGAACAACCCCGAAATGCCTCGCGAATCAGCGAAGGAAGTTTTCGAGGCTATGTATTCAAAAGAGTTTACTGACGTCGAAACCGACGTAGTCGCAAAGTACCAACACGATAAACGTACAAGTGAGGCAGAAAAGAAAATTCTGGCTCTTCAGGAGGAGTATTCAAAGGCCCCGGAGCGTACTGCCAACGGGCCACAACAACCTTCGCCTGAGGAAATCCAGAAAATAACGACCGGAATTGATCGGTCACTTTCTGACTTTGGAGGTATTGTTATGCAGTTTGGTGATAGTCTAGAGGAACAAGTCAGGGTACCTATGACAGCTGAAGACGCTTCGGCATTCAGAGAGACCCTGATCAATCCAAACAAACTCCTCGAACGGATTATGGACTCAAGTATGGTTGATGGTAAGTTCTCAAATGAAGCCTACAGGGACACGATGTTCCGGCTTTTGAACTTCGACCGGATCGTAACTGAGGCTCGATCAAATGGATTCACCACTGGTCAGATCAAGATCGTACAGGACAACAAAAACACCGTTGCCCCCAAGGGTCAGTCTGGCACTGCTGCGCCGCCTAAGAAATCTTATAATGATACCATGAAAGAAGCTGTACAAGCAGCAAACAAACGCTAACGAAAAAATCAAACCCCCCTTTAAATGTTAACACAACAAGGCTCAAGGCAGGCATCCATTGAAAACCTCGCTATAGCCACAGGATATGGGATCCTCGACAGGGATTTCCGCAAAGAACTCGGGATGAAAGTGCCAAAATGGAAGGCACTGTCCATTCTCCGGGAGCTTGACGGCAAAATGGAGCCGATCAAGCAAGTAAAACGGCACCAGTTTTACTTCTACGAAGAAGGCGACTGGTTTAACGCAAGCTGTACTATCGCGGCAGCAGTAAACTCGGGCTCCAATGTTCTGGTGACGCTGTCCGCAGGCGATCACTACGATTCCGGAACGCACTCATACCCGGTTATAGGTCAGCTTTGTAATTTTGAAAATGAGATCGTGGGATACGTATTGTCGATCAACCGCGCAGTGGCAAATGCCCATGTGGTAACAGTCGCGCCTTATAACGCCGCTCAAACCGTGCAAACGGCCGCAGTCGTTGGTCAGGCGATATGTTTCTACGGTAACATTCAGAAAGAGGCTTCCGTCGGCACGGAAATGCGGGTTGTGAACATCTCTAAGATCACCAATTACATCCATGAAACACGGGAGAAATATGCTGTGACTGATTTTGCCGCCCAAAATGAAGTAGAATTTGAATATGATGGTCAAAAATGGTTGTATCCTAAAGGGATAGCAGAAACCTCAGACAGGTTTGCAATGCAGGAAGAAATGAATCTTCTTTTGACTCCGGCTAACGATGGCACACTTCAGGATGCGGGCTCAGTTGTGCTTAACGGCGCAACCGGTTTGATTCCTCAGGTATCAACTAATGGTCAAAATTTTGAGTGGGACGGCGACTTCACCCTTATGGACTTTCAGGATCTCGTACTGGTTATCGATGACAATTATGGCGATGACGAGTATATGTTCAGTCAGGGCAAGAATCTGAATTTATCGCTTTTGAACTGGTTGACGGATTTCTCTAAGTATCAGAATTCCGGTGTCAGTTTCGATTATTTCGATGGTCGCAAGGAACAGGCTTTAGCCTTTAACTTCACCACAATTATGATCGGTGGCGTCACCTTCCACATGAACGTATGGCCTATTTTCTCACATGCAGGTTCTCTTGGTGCTGGAAACATGCCTTTTCGTTATATGGGAATTTGTATCCCTTGTGGGATTACAAAAGATCCGGATAGGCAATCAAGCGTTCCTTATTTGCAACTCGCTTATGCTCCGCCTCAAGGTGCTGCCCATACAATTCAGGGTGACATCAAGGTGTATGAGACTGGTGGAGACGCAAAATCGGGACCCACTTCCGATGAAGAAGCACGGTATATCCACATGGTCAGCTATAAATCGCTGCAAGTGCGGAATCGTGAGAAGTTTATCATGGTTCGTAAACCTTAGTAAAATCAAGTCAGAGGGGATTAGTTTTCCCTCTGGCTTCTAAAAACGCATTCCTATGTTGCAGATCAACGATCAAATCAGTGAAAATCTCAAAGTAAAAGAACTTGGTGAAAACCAAGTTGCAATTTACAAATTATGTGATGCCGACTTGGTAGACCGGGCCAGAGTAGATGAAGGCACTGGGAAACCACGGAACAATCAACCTCGCCTAAATATGAAGGGCGAAATTATGATAGTGGACCCATTCACAAAGAAGAGAGTTAAACTAAGAAATATCGTTGGGTACAAAACAGTTGAGCGTAATGGGCAATTGATCGACGAACCCGAAGTAAAAAGGGTGCAATTTGATCACAACAGCACCATCAGTATTGGCCCTGACGATCAAGGCACGTATTTATTCATGGAGCGCCATCCCCACAACCGGGACAATCCATATCGGGACAAAAGCCGTCCTAAAGCGAAATTTTATCGAGTCAACGCCAAAAAGAAAGCTATCCAGGAAATGGAGTATAATTATATTTTGGCTGACGCTTTGACACACGTATCTCAGGCTGACAAGGTTGAACTCGCCTTGATATGGAAGAATCTGGACCCAACATCAAGAAAAGACATCAACCCCGAAGGTACGTTTGAGCAATTTAAACGCGATACTTTTGAACTCGCCAAAAAGAAGCCTGATGTCGTGATGAAGGCGTCGTCAAACAAGATGATGAAGGCCAAACTTCAGATCATGGATGCCGAATACTACAACATCATTCAATTTCTTGAATCCGACGAAGAAAATCCTGGTATTAATAGACGATGGGTGTTTGTTGACAAAGATGAAGATATCTGCGATGTACCTATTGACGTTAACAGGTTCGATGGACTTCTTAATTATATGTTCTCAGTAGGAATTGAAGAAAAGAAAATGAAGCCAGAAGAACGCGATGAGATCCGTAAAATAGGACATACGGCGTATCAACAAATGGCTGAAAAACTGAGAAAAATTTTCCAACCAAAAGCAACGGTACCGGCATGATCGGAACAAAAGTATTTTCAAATAAAAGCTATCTGAAATAGATGGCTTTTTTTGTTTTTGACTAAAAATATTGACCAATGGACTATTCTGTTATAATCAAAGCTATTGCGTCTGGAAACACCAGTTATACGCTTGCAGACCGGTCACCTTGGGCATTGGGGGCAAACCCGGCACGTAATCAACGCGCCTTAGTATTATTTGTAACCCGAACCGATAAGAATGGGATCAGGACACTTCAAGTGTTGACTACGAACTCAGCCGACCCATTGGTTGTATCGGAGTGGATAGTCACATATACTACCGATGGTTGGATTGAAAAAATTCTTTTAAGTATCAAATTATGGAGCAATGCGCAAGCCTATGTATTTGGCGATATTATATATAATACCACGGATTCAAATTTTTACAAATGTTCCGTAGGGCACACAGGTCATCAACCGCCTAATGCAACGTATTGGACTATGATTCCTCAGGCGCAACTATACGGCGAACTTGCTTATGCCAGCACCCAAATGGAAGTTGTGTTTATGAATGATTTAGTCACTGGAAAAATAGAAATCCGGCTTGAATCTGAATATGAAAGAGGGGCAGATGGCTTAGATAATGGTACACAAAAAGCCAAAGGTTTTAATCAGGCTGATGAAATCGATGCCAGGCTTCAGGCAGCGTATTCAGCGCTGGACAATGACCGGGCTAATGATGCCGATGAACAAATACAAGCACTTACTAATTACGGATTAAATTACGGGGCGTCTTAAAGATATGTCACTTTTTGCCAATAGTGGATTCAAAATAGCCTCTGTGTATAACAGGATAGCAGAGCTTGGCCTTGACGTTTCCAGAAACGATACGAATGGATACACTAATTCAATAAAGCAGAAAACCACAAAAGTACAACTCATTCGCGCGGTAAAGCGTTTTAGAAACCTCAAACGCTATACCGAATATAATGAAAGTGGAAACTTTATCGGCAATAATGGGCGGATCACAGACGAACAATTCAATAAACTGTTAAGGGACCTGATCAAGGTCGCGGATTTAAAAACAGTTCCGGTATCGCCTAAACTTCTGTTTCGCGGTGTGCCAAACGTAATCAATGCCGGAGGCCAGGGTCCCGCTGGTGAAAACGGAATCAACGCCTATGTATATGTTGGCTATGCCGATGACAACACCGGGACAGGATTCAGCACCACTCCAGGATCTCATACTTACCTAGCTGTCCGGCAAAGCACATCACCACTTACGGTCGTGGTGGGGATATTTGCTGGACTGTGGCGTAAATACGTAGGCGACACCGGACCAGCAGGAGCTACAGGCACCACCGGGGCCACTGGCACCATCGGGGCCACTGGTGCAGCCGGCGCCACTGGTGCGACAGGTGCAGCCGGAATCAATGGATACAGCATATTAAGCGGTGCCGGCGTACCTAGTTCCGGGCTTGGCGTCAACGGCGACTTTTACATAGATCTTTCCAGCGATCCCCGCCTAATGTATGGACCCAAAACCGCTGGGTCTTGGGGTAGTGGATATTCAATCAAGGGCAATATAGGCGATACCGGAGCGTCTGGTGCCGATGGTGCTGATGGCGCGGCTGGCACTGATGGAGCTAATGCCTATCTATACACCGCCTACGCAGACGACGCCTCAGGAACAGGATTTACAACCACATTTGATTCATCAAAACAGTGGGTGGCGTTCCTTGAGAGCACCGTGGTAATTGTGTCTCCGGTTGTGGGTGACTTCGTTGGGTTATGGGCAAAATATCGTGGTACCGGTGATCAATGGACGACGAGTAGTTCTACATCATTAACTATTGCGATAGGAACACAAACCTTAATTGTGGAGAAAGACCTGGCTTATTCCACGGGCCAGGCTACTGTTATATCGGTTCCTGGTGACCCGACAAAAAGAATGGAAGGTGTGGTTGATTCATATAATCAATCCACAGGACAACTTACTGTTTCTATTGATACAATTTTTGGATCTGGAACCTATGGAAGTTGGTCTGTTTCTATTCAAGGCGCTCCTGGCGGTGGAGGCGGCAGTTCACTTATAAGACTTTCAGTTGTAACCACTACGGCCCCCATTGTTATTGACATGAATAGTCTTGAAGAGGTCATGTTTGTGGGCTCATCAAATATTGGATCAGCTAAAACATGGAGTATAACAAATGTGGGGTTAGCACTTTTGATTCCATCATTAAAGTTTACGATGACCACATTGGATATACAGACATTTCCATCAAATTTTAAAATGAGTGATGCAAGATGGGATACTGTAGCACACACCTGGACCCCATTGGACACCGGAACCTATGAATTTAGCCTAAGTTATGATGGAACAGAGTGGCTTATGACTTGCCTTGGTGGACCTTATACTTAAAATATTTATGAAAAAAATATTTCTTTTACTCGGTCTGTTTATTTCTATTGTGGCCTCCGCTCAACACGGTAACTTCACTGATATACGCCTGATTAATGGAGACTCTGTTTTGTCGGGATCAAATAATGGGACAATTTATTACGATCGCGTACTTAATAAATTCAGATTCAGGCAAAATGGGGGTTGGAATATATTGGGACAAAGCAATGCCTTAACTCAAGGCACCAACATCCTTACTCAAAACCTAACCTTTGACGGTGCCTTTAATGTTCGCTGGGGAGACACTACGGTGCCGCTCGGAATCTTCGATGTCGTAGCCGGCAACTCGGGCTACACACAATTTTCTAAGGCACTTCTAAATATTAACTCTCTCGATCTTACCCATATACAGGCTAGCAGTGTAATAGCAGAGGTACTTCTTGATGCTACCGGTGTACATCTTACCGGTGGAATAGGCGGTGGATCACCACATACAAGTATAGACTTGACCGGAACCTCTGCACTATTCACTGATACTCGTACATCATTAAAAGGATTGGAATACGCAGCTACAGGGTATGTAACGCAGACTCACTCGTTGGTGGATAAGGAATATGCGGATAGCGGAGCGCAGACATTGACAAATAAGTTATTTAGTACAGGAACGGCATTTAATCTACCTGTTGCCACTAGCGATGCCATAACAAATTCAATTAATGATATTAATTATGTCAGCTTCTTGTCCACCGGAGTAGCAAACTACCGACGCATTCCGTTAATTGATTATAGCAACTTATCAGCCAGGTCACCTGGCATAAAGGGCAACGGCCAGGTGGTCATGACTAATGGGTCAGCTTCGATAACTGGGATTGGGACAGATTTTAATAATGCCACATTTTTTGGGGAGAGTTTTTGGACAGACTTTTGGGTGAAAGATAGCGGTGGAAACTGGTATCGAGGTGCTGCTCATGTCTTTACAGACGACACACACATAGCTTTTAATTTGTGGTACACCTATAGCACAATAACGGCTACGAACAATGTCAATGGCGGATATGTAGCTACTGCTAGTACAACGTTTCCCGGTGTGAGTGGGACTTATGACTGGTACATTGTTCAAACTTTTAGTGATAAATATGGGTTAGCGTTTGGCTCACACAACATTGCAAACAATTATAGTGTGGCCTTTGGAGGTAATAACATTGCTGTTGGTCAAAATTCATTTGCTTTTGGCAGCAGTGTCTATTCTGGAGGTACATTATCATTTAGTTTAGGTTTCGCAATTAGTAACATTGGAAACGTAGCGTTTGCTGGTGGTCAGGGGAATTCTCTTGGCGGAGGTGGCTCCAGCTTTAACAAAAGTATTATTGCTTCAGGCAATAGAGCTTTTATCTGGTCTGAAAACAATGCTTCACAGACTGCCGGTAATGGTGCCCTGGCTAACAATTGTGTGATCTTAGGAGGGCTAAACCACAACATAGCGTCAGGCAATGTGAGAGCCGCCATTATTGGTGGGAGTGGCATCAATCTTACTGGTACAACCTATATCGACGTGGTGGCAGTTCCATCGTTAGCAATATTTACCACACCTTCTGCGGGGAGTACTGATGACATTATCACTTGGAATTCTACAAGTAAAATACTAACTAAAGTTGCTCAATCCACTTTTATAAAGCAGGGTAGCAATACTCTTACTTCAAATTTAACATTGAGTGGATTAGGTGTAAATCTATTTCAGAATAATTCAATAAAGATAGTAACTTCAACTACAACAGCATTTGAGCTTGCTAGGTTTGGTTGGCAGAGTGGGGCATTGAACAATACGGTAGATGCCGATCAAAACTCTATAGTAATGGCTTTCGGGAATTTAGTTGGTAAATACATGACAGTAACTTCTGATATAAATGGAGTAATGCTTCGTTATCAGGATAGTAATATCCCTATTGATTATAATGTAAGACTTGGGAGTGCTGGGGGATTAAAATATAGTGTTGATGTTTCTAGTGCATATACTACTTTATCATTGCCTAGTTGGGGATCGGTTCTTGGAGTTAAGACATTTACTGATAAGCAAACTTTTATTCAGACTACTACAACATCCCCTATTAATCTTGGTGGTTTTGCTTCGGACCCTTCTGTAGGATTGGAAGCAGAATTATCTTATAATACTACTTCTCATGTTTTGAAGTTTTATAATGGAACAAATTGGCTTACGGTACAAACCGCGGGATTAAGTTGGCTACTTACCGGAACCTCCACGCTTACTGGAGCGGTCGTAATTGATCAAACCACAACGGGAGCCAATACATTGAAATTTCTTACTCCAACATTGGGAGTAACCTCGGTTGACGGAAAGGGATTATGGATTCAAAATGCTACGGCCGCAGCGGCAGGAGCGCAACAAATATCAGGTGGGGTACTATGGGAAGGGCAAGGATGGGCAACTACGCCAGTAGCTAATCAATCAGTTAAGTTCATGGCCGATGTTCTTCCAGTACAAGGGGCAGCAAACCCAACGGGGTTATGGAGATTAAGATCGAGTATTAATGGGGCAGCTTATACACAAATTGCCAATTTTACATCTACGGGGCAATTATTAATTGCCACCGGGGCTTCATCAGGAGCAAGTAATTTTCTACAAGTACTTGGGAATATTGCGATCAACTCATCAAGTGGTGTGATGGGAATGAGTATGCAGGTTGCTGGACAGGATGTTTATTTTGACGCTCCTCTCGCAGCAGGAGGAATTAATTTACGGACTAATGGATCTACAATTGCTGGTTCATTTACCTCTCTACAAAATTTTAATATCGGGGTAGCTACAGGAAATAATCTCGCACGATTATATGTCCTACAACCAGCCTTAATTTCTGCTAATGGTCTTCCCGCTTTCCAGGTAGATGGCGGTGCCCATACGAGTCTTACGGCTTCCACCGAAGTACTTTTTGCCAACTTCAATTCTTCCGCTACCGTCCAATACGCTGCCGGAGCGCAGACCATTCTCCGTAACGCACTTGTTCAAGCACCCACTATTAGATTCACTGGAGCTTCTGTGATCACAGATAACGCAACGTTCACCATCAGCGGTGCGCCCAAGGCCGGAACCAACACAACTCAGACCAACGCTCATGGGCTACTTATTCAAGCCGGAGCGGTAACGAGTGCAGGAGCGGCATTTGGATTGACGTCTAATGCGCCTACAGGGGGAACGCTTAACTACTCTGCACAATTTTTAGGGGGCATTGGGGTCACGTTTAGTCAAGTGGCTCAATCAACTACTCATACTTTTATTTCTTTCACTCAAAGTGCCCATAATGGAGGCACCCCACTTCTTGCTAGCTTTATAGGAGCGGCTCATACCACATTAGCTGCTGGTACTAGTTATGCTGCAGTTCAATTTAATTTAGCACAAACTGTTCAATTTGCCTCCAACACCACCGTTTCTACTGCATTTGGTCTTGATATACGACCAACGCAATATGCCTTTGTTACTGCTGGAGGAACAATTACCTCTGCCGCATCCATAAACGTTTTAGGTGCACCCGTTACTAGTACTAATGCAATCATAACTGATTCTCACGGTATTTTAATTCAATCTGCATCTGTAGGAAGTGGTACCAATAGTTATGGTATTACTGCTAACGCGATGACGGGCGCAACAAATAATTACTCTGCAAACTTACTTGGCGCAGTTAAAATTTCTAGTGGCACAACGGCTGTGCAATTACAAATTACGCAAGGTACATTATCAAGCGGAACGCCTACAGCGCTCATTTTAAGTGGTGCTCCACACGTAACCTTAACAGCAAGTGTAGAGTCTAATGATGTTAATTTTGCTCTTAATAGAATTGTACAATTTAATACTGGAGCACAAACACTATTAAGAAGTATTCTGTTTCAACCACCACGGTATGAGTTTGTTGGAGCTAGCACTATTACAGATGCTGAGTTCATGTATATTAGTTATTCTCAAGCTGGTAATAATGCCACTATTACAAATTCACACGCACTATATATTGGATCAAGAAGTGTAATTGCTGGCACTGGTGCTGTTACCAATAGCTATGGAATTACAGTAAATGCTGCTACAGGAGCAACAAATAACTATGCAGGCCAGGTAATTGGTGGGTCTTGGTTACTAGCTGCTGGTACAACTACGTATGCTCCACTGCTTCTCCCATCTGGAACAAACCTAACCACTCCACTAGCTGGAGCGGTTGAAAACAATGGTACAAATCTATTTTTCACTCCAGTTGCCACACGGCTAGCCATAGGTATTAATGCAAGTGTGGCTGCTCCAGCTACAACCGGAACGATGACTACTACGCTAACTAACCTCACCGTGATGACCATCACCCCAACTGGTGCGTGTACATTCAATGCCTCTGGTGGAATTGCAGGACAACAATGCTCATTCGTGGTAACTACTTCAGGAACGACCGCATTTGTACTAACCTGGGGAACAAACTATAAGACGATTGGTACACTCTCCACGGGAACGGTAACCGCAAAAGTGTTCACGGTGAATTTTGTGTATGATGGGACCAACTGGAATGAGCAATCAAGAACAACAGCAATGTAAAATTCTTAACTCAACATAATCTTAAAAAGATGAAAACAATAATCTTTCTTCTAATCAGTTTTTGCGCTTCAGCACAAGTAGCCAACAATACCTGGGCTGTCGTCAATCTTAGTGATAACCTAAGATTGCAGTTCAATGGTAATCCGGTGAAACAAAAGGCCGTAGTAACCAGCTTCATAATTTTCAATACTAAAGAATGGCAACTCGAAGTTCAGATACAATCCTACGAGAGTGTTGCCGGGGCTTATGGGAATTACATTATGACGACCATAGCCGCTGATGGCGTTTTGACACAGGCTCAAAAAGACGTTCTGTTACAAACTTATGGCGATAAGTATATTCGTTATGGTACAGCCGGACACTGGGTAGATGTGAACGGTAACATAGTTGCAAGCGGCACCCCCGGAGCTATCACCGAGTTAGCTTATTGGCAACAGTTCAAGTTGAACCAAATCGCTGGAACCGGTACACTCAGCACACAAGGTGCCCTGGATGAAGTGTATTTAATCGTGGCCGCGCTCATAAATAAACTTAACACAAATAAAAACTGGTAACCCATGAAAACTAAACTTTTGACTCTAACCTTTATTTTGTTCTCCATCGTGTCCATCGCCCAGACTGGCGTTGTGGCTAAGGCAGGGAAACCGACCCTTCAAGCCAAGTCTTCGCCCAAGGATACGCTAACTATTGAATTGCGTACCTATCAAAAGCAAATCTTGACGAAACTAGATTCGGTTCAAAAAGCATTTGCATCAGACGTGGAGAAAAACAAGGAAGTGATTGCTACCTTCAATACATTAATGCAGCGGTCGGCAGCTATCCAAGAACAGTCTAGACAGGCACAGGAATTGATTTTGGATGCGCAAGGAATTGATCCTAAGAAATATCGGATTTCAGGGGGAGATTTGAGTAAGGGGACGCTAAAAATTGAACGGATTAAGTGATTTGAAAACATTGCCTGACGTTCTTATAGTTAACTTCGAATGGTTAGAGCTTAATACGACAAGGGAAGTAAGGCGGCCCTTGTTGATTTTGAAAATGTAACTTATAAAATATGATAACGCTACCAATCATTCAAGCCATTTGTTTCCTTACCTATCTATGGATTGTGGTTTCTTTGTACGGCATCTTGCCGTCAATCAGCGAGTCATGGTATAGTGAAGGGCTAACAAAGAAAAAATTTATGTTCATCGCATTTATCATTTCAATTAGCATTCCAACAATGCTCTTATTTTCAAAAAGCCTCTGGTTCCTCGCTTCTGGCGGATCGTTGCTTATTGTTACCTTTGCACCGGCCTTCCGGAGCGATAAGAAAATAGTGGGCATACTTCATTCCGCGGGAACAATAGGCGGGATTGCGTTTGCGTGTTACGCGTTACTTACACACGGAATTTATTTTCCTACTATTTGCTGCCTGGTTGGCTCCATATTGTTGGACCGGTTTAAAGTAGAAAACTCCACGTGGTGGGTAGAGATCGCAGATTTTACATTTATTGTGATGGGTGTGTTTCAATTGATAACTTTAAGCCTATGAAAACATTAATATTCTTGTTGGCGTTGGTTTCTTTTGGGTCTATGGGGCAGGTTGTACGACCTGCTTCCATAGTACAGCAATCTACCGAACGTATCCCGTTTGCAGGTATGTACATTATAGTGGATAAGGACCATCCATTTCCAAGGTGTGAAGATTTTGCCAAACTGGATTGGAGCGCGTTGAAAAAAAGGCACAGCGAACTTAAATCCAAGGCAAAAGAATGGAATGAGGTTACGATTGTATACCCGGGAAAAGTAAAAGTACATTTGACCTTTGATCAGTTGAAAGAAATTGCTTGTAAAAAATGAAAAAACTTTTATTCATCCTCGCTTTCGTTTACTCCACTGCTTCGGCTCAGTCTATCCCGTACAGTTCTACCGGAACGATTAGTATTGCTAAAATTTTTGCATTAAGGGCGACGACAGATAGCCTGTTTTTTGTGAATGAAAAAAGAGTAAACGCTTTGGAGGCTTCCATCCTAAAACTTAAGGCTTCGTTTGATTCGTTGTTAAGGGCTGTTCCTCCATTGCCCGTAAAGAAATACTCTGACATTCCGTTACCTCCATTCACAGCAGGGACAGCGATTGCACCAAGTAATTTTTGTTGCACCTCGCCAGGATTATTTGACTTCGCCTCGGGACGATCTCCTGGAGACTATAAACCAAATGGGGCCTTTGTAAATGGATTCTCCATCAGACAAGCAAGTGGGGACTACAGATTCGTTACTACGGCTGGGGCGGTTTACGGCACGCAAGGAGTGGGGCAGAATCACGGCATAAGCACCAACGGGGCCGGGGCTTATGATCTTTCATTTTACGGCCTTGCCACATATCCCCTTGTTGTCACCGGCGAAAACGGATTTCAAATGCCATCGGCCAGTGGTGGGTCAACTATTTTAGTTCAGGATGCCGTAGCCAAAAATCCTAATGCGTCCGGTTTTACCGCAAACTTTGGAATATCGGGGACCAACTATTACAAAAATATTACGGTAAAAAATCTCAGATGTTTCAACACTGGCCAAGAATGTATTTATGAGGGCAACACCGGGGCGAGTTACAACGGAACCAACTACATAAACGTATCGGTAGTCAGTAATTGTTTTGGGTACAACCTCCAACGGGAGTTCATCCAAATAGAACATGCAAACTTTGTCACCGTTGAATATAATACCAGTATCCTCGCCGGGCAGACTACTACCAGTGGCCAAAGTAATAATTTTCAGTATCACGACAACGGGCCGGGAAGCCAGGTCAGGTATAATGTTTTTTCCGGGGCAAAGGACGGATTCTCCATTGCCTCGCATGGTTTACGCCTTCATCATAACTACATAAGCTGGACGGCATTTCCCGGGCAGATCCTTCGCACCGATAACCAATACTTTGCGGCATTCGCCAATCGGCTCACCGGAGATTCGATCATAGTGGAAAACAACTGCTTCAAGAAACTTGGAGGATCCGATAGCTATGCCGTGAAGGTTGAAGAAAGGATGGCGCCAATCGTTTTCAGAAACAATACGCTCGATGGCTCTACGACAATGTATCTTGACAACAGAGCAATAGGTTATACTAATACGATCACGGGCCAGGTTGGGAATCATGGCAACGTCATCGGTACTTGCCCCACTCCGACATTTGTTATCGGGTATAACGATCCTGATAATTATCTTTTACAAGGTTTGATCACTACAACGGATACTTGGTATATAGAGGGGTACGGATACAGGGCACCACTTTTTATACCTTAAAACATAAACAAATAAATCATGACCTTATTTCAAACATTGCCGGATTCAATAATTCATAACACCATGGCAAGGGTACAAAATATCACCCATGGAAAGTTCAATGTGTTTGAAAGTTACTTCTTTCACCTGGCAAAAAACCCTGAGCGGATTGACAGTCTTTTAATGTGGGGTGGGGTGACTTTGTTCTTTTGGGCTTTGTTTCTTTACTACAAAAAAGAAATGATCGCAGGCCTGAGAATGACAGGTAAAAACGAAGCATGGGAGGGAGGGGAACAAGTGACATTTTATTCAATACTTATTTTTCCACCAATAATTGGCCGTGTTGCCTTTTTTACGAATAGCTCAAACACGCAAGTAATTGCGCTATATATCATTACCGGGTTAATTGCCTACCAGGTATTTGGACGATACATTTTCGATTGGGCATTGGCGTTTAAGGGAGGCCTGTCATCCGTGCCGCCAGTAAAACAACAGGAAGCAACAACGGTTACAACGGAAACAAAAACAACTGTTGATTCGCCTAAAGTACCATAAAGGATGCCGGCGTCAACTGATTTCGTTTTCGGTATAGCTTTACTGGCTTTTGCTGGATGGTTGTCGTGGGTAAGTTTTTCAATTATAAAAATATCTGGAATGCAAAAAGACGTAGAGAAATTAATTACAAGCATGAATTCAGTTACAAAAAGGCTTGACAACTTTATCAAAAGCGAGATTACAGAACTAAAGTCAATAGCGGATAACATTCAAGACGCGATAAAAGCATTCTCAGGAAATGATGTTAATCGTAGAAGATAATGAACTGCAACGCAAACTTCTGGAGGAGAACTTCAAGCAAAAGGGGTTCAAGACCATGAGTGCGTCAAACGGCCAACAAGCGTTAAAGATGATGGGAGATTTTGAATTCTCATTGATCATATCGGATGTTAATATGCCTAAGATAAGTGGTTTTGAACTCGCGAAACTTATTAGGCACGGAGAAAAAAAGAGACATATTCCATTCCTGTTGTACTCGTCTAAGTTTCCACCCGATGACGAGGACTTGGAACTGGCTCGAAACTCGGGGGTAGATAGTTATGTAATGAAAGCTGGTGTGCAGGGCATTGTAAGCGAGGTGCTGGACTTTTTGAGGGTAAGTGAATAGGTATTGTTACTTTTTTTACTAGATTTAATGAAATCCAAACGCCTAAAAAAATGAAAACAGTAAAAGGTAAATTCACTCTATTTGATTTCCCGGCTTTCGAGACGTGGTTAACGACGTTAAATGTTACCCGTAGAATCGGATTAGTCCAACAACATCATACATGGAAACCAGACTATGAAAACTGGCAAAAGTTACCCGATCATTTTCATTGGCTGGAAAGCATGGAAGCGTTTCAGATGCAAAACGGATTTGCGCAAATAGCGCAAAATTTGACTTCGTTCCCAGATGGAGCCATAGCGCTGGGCCGACCATTTGATACCATACCAGCGGGAATCAAGGGCGCGAATCAATACGGAATCTGCATTGAGCATTTGGGAAATTTTGATATAGGTGGGGATGGCATGACGGATGTCCACCGTGAAACCATTATTAAAATGAATACTGCTTTACTGCGGAAGTTTCAACTTTTACCATCAACGGAGTCAATCGTATATCATCATTTCTACGATATAGTTACGGGCGTGAGATGGGTTGACGATCCCGAAAAATATCCTAACCCGGTTACAAAAAGCTGTCCGGGCACTAACTTTTTCGGAGGAAATACTTTGGAGTCTATGCAGGTAAACTTCTTACCCTTACTTTAATCTATATGTCTAAGTTGATATTTAGTGTTGTAAATCGGGTAAACTTTGCCACTAAAAAAGGGCTTACTGGCTACCACACGCCTAAGCAAATATGTGACGAACTTCATGCCGAAAGCATGAATGTGTGGCGGCAATACATTAAAGATTTCGAAAAGACCAAGAGTATGGATCCGTATTTACGTCCTTTTCAAGCCAGTGAGGAAGTGATACTAACAGATGGCGTTGGCACAATTGTGAGCCTGGATTATCTATATTTGTATGAAGGCTATGTCAGTTCGACGGTAAAAACCGAAGTACATGATGTCGACAGCACCAAGTGGAATGCCAGGATAAATGATCCCGTAAAGATTCCTACAGCGACATACCCGGTATGCACCCATAATAAACAAGAACTAAAAGTCATGCCCATAGACGCATTTCCAAAAGTGATTGTGTCGTTTTTAAAGAAACCTAATTTACCGGTATATGCTATCGATACCGTGGGAGACAGGTATATTTATAACGATGGCAGTAGTGTGGATTGGGAATGGCATCAAACCATAGCGGACATCATCATCGACAAAACCCTGGCTAAGCTCGGTATTAATATGAGATCAGGTGAAATGATACAGTTTTCTAAAGAGCAACAGGTACTTGATAATCACGCCTAAACATGGAGACACTACGTCAGCTCGCATACACAGCAATAGGGAGATTACAGGGCGGTGATCGCAAGACCACCAGTGAATACAGCGTCCAGGACATTGTATTTAAGCTCAGGGGGATCTGTAATGAGTTTTTGAAGGCGGATTACATAACAAAATACTCGGATTCCGACCGGGGGGCAATTGCGCAGTGCATAGCGTCATACGAACTGGAACTTGAAAACGATCCCGACTGTGCTTTTGTGACACTGCCTGAAATCCCAATCAACTTACCCTGGAATAGGTCAATTCATAGAATATTTCAGAGGGCGTATCATTTATCAGGAGATCCAACAGACAAAGAATTCACCTTGTCTCATCAGCCCGCAATTGGTCTCAAGACACGCACGGCGCGATACCCGGGAATAAATATATGCTGGCAAGAAAGTTTTAAAATAAAATTTTTTGATTTATTTGCTGAACCCGGAGAAAATAGTAAGATTATTGCTCAAATCATTGTTGCGGCTCCATCCAGTATCGGTGAAGACGATCCCCTACCTATTCCGCCTGAGTGGTCTTCTAAGATATTGGATAGACTTGTGCAGCAAGAACTTAATCCTCCGCTCACGGTTCAAACCATGATGAAATGAAAGGCAACGTCGAGACATACCGACCGCTGATAGAAATTGTAAATGACGCTCTTTCTGACGTCGGCGAATCGCAACATAAGCAATTCCAGTTCCTTAGATGGAGTATGAAAATAGCTGAGGAATGTCATTTTGATCATGCTAAAGATGTCAGAACTATCAACATTAATCTAACTCAATGGAAATCAATAGTACTTCCGCCTGATTGTGTATCATGGGTCTCTTGCGGTATTCAGAACGGCAATGACATCATGACTTTTATTAATGACAAGAAACAAGCGCTTGTTTTTAGTGAAGTCGACGGCGTAAAACAACCTAATGCCGAACCCACATATGGTTGTAACCTTGCGGACATTCCCATTGAATCCGGGTTTAGTTTCCCGTATTTGAATTATGCCACAGGCTCTGGAAAGATATTTGGACTCCGGGCGCATAACAATGGGCTGGGATACGTGACGGAGAATCGGAACAAAGACAGTAATGAACTTCAGTTCAAGTTCACTTTGCCATCAACAGTTGGTCCAATCTATCTAACCTATATCTCCAATCTCTGGGATCCCACTGAAGAAACCCTGATCCACCCCGTATTTGCAGAATATATCGTAGCCGGCACCAAACGAGAATATTACGGGCACCGTCCAGGGGAAGGACAATTGCTAGCCTTTGCTCAGGCGGAATTCGATCGTCAATACCTCAGACTTATTGACCATGCCTGGGATCTCACGGTAGAAGATGTCTTGGATTCGATTAAAGGTCAATGGACGATGACGCCTAAGATTCCGTAGCCCATGACAACGATTCTAACTGAAAAAGTACGGCCACTTGGGATCAATACCGACATCTCACCTAAGGCGATTGAATCCGGTAATGAAGGCAATCGTGCCGTCATTAATCCGGTCCTGGATTGTCTGAATAAACACTACCACACCTCTGAGAACAGTATGTCCATGGAGATTGAAAACATCCGGGGCACAACAGAGATCAGTAATTCTTTGCCTTCGGGTACCAATGTATGTATTGGGACCTATGAAGACACACTCAACAATAAACTTATTTTTTGGAATTTCAATAGTGATTTGAATCACGGGGTCTATGCATATTCGCCTGAGACTGGAACTATTACAACATTGTTACAAGTAGCTGGGCTTGGATTTGTGAATGACCGCAGGTATTTAATCACTGGCGCTGGATCCATCGGGGATCTATTGTATTGGAGTGATGGGATCAACCCACAACGCGTCATAAACATGACCAGGAGTTATACTTATGGGACATTCAGTTTGACTCATATTTCAGTAATCAAACCTCATCCTATCACTAAGATAAGAGTTGGGGAGAATGATTATTACGAGGCCCCACGACTTGATCGCACGTATGATTCCACTATTAAGACTAATAAAATAACGGATAAAAATTTTCAGTTTAGCTACCGGTATAAATTTTTGGACAACGAATATTCGGTTATAGCTCCTTATTCTGTTCTTTCTTTTGCTGATTACGATCCAGATCAATTTAATCCAACCATTACATGGTTTGGATTAATGACTTACATTTATAACAATAAGATTCGCGTTAGACTTACAGTACCAATTACACCCGCTGCTTTCATAAAAAATATTGAACTTTTATTTAGGGAAAACAATACCGGTAATTGGCAGATTTGGAAGACTATTGCTGATATCACTGCTAATATAGATATTTATTTTACTGGCAGTGAGGCGGTAATTGCCGTAGATCAAACGGAGACATCAAAGTTATTTGAAGCGATATCAAATTATTCTAAGGCGTTAACCGTTACAAAGAATCGTCTGTTTATAACAGCAGATCAAGAAGGTTTTGATGTTAATAGTTCTCCAGTAATAACGATAACGGAAAAACCAATTAATCCCCCTTCATCCACTAGTACGTCAACAATTATAATGACTGTAGGATCAAAAACATTTATAGATTCAGGGGGCAGAACATATACCATTGGAGAGCGAATCAGGCTTGTAAGTTCGACGAATACAGCCAGATCTATCACCGGAATAGTAACAGCCATTAGCGGAACCAGCATCACGTTTTATGTTGACACAGTAACAAGTGGTTCGGTTGTATCAAGTTGGAATATTTACCAAATAAAAATTCAGACTGGCATCGGATCAATGTTAGGGGCAGATATTTATAAAACGTATTTCAAGACCAACGGAACATACATTTTTAGCTTAGCTATATTTGATGCTGATCAACGCAGCATGGGGATTATCTCAAAAATTCAATATAATGCAAGTCCATCAACAGTAAGTAGGGTAGTCGTGGGATCCAGTATTGAGAGAGTAAGAAATGTGGATATTTTTTTAAAGGTAACTATATCTGGAAATTTTTTGCTATCGCCTAAAATAAAATACTATAGCCTTGCAATTAGCAAAGAGCAAGTATATCAACAATACACCCAGTGCTTAGTTAGGCCATTGTTTTATTTATTTGATAAAGTTGTGGGGTATACACCAACATCTACTGAATTTGAACTTGAAGGGAGAATCTTTGCAAAAGATCCAACAATCAATTCATATAATAGAATTTTTCTACAAATGCCAAAGGAAATGCCTTTTGTGCCAGACAACACGTTTTTTGTAAGGCTTTTAGACTCCCAAGGCACAGTTGCGTCTGTTAATAAAATAATGGATGTAATTGGTGATTATATTATCATTGCCGATTGGGGTGTACCACAATTTATAATCACAGAGGATATTCTTTATGTGGAGATATTCCAACCAAAGATCGCAAATGATGGACTGTTCTATGAAATTTCTGAACGATATTCAGTAGACGGATCTGGAATTTTAAGTCAACCAACGATAGATAGTATTTTTGGTGAAAACTATAGACCATCATTTGCCGCAGATTATCCTACTTCTGGCCCTGAAATAAATCTAATAGAATCATCCAGCCTGACATTCAGAGGATTAAAAACAAAACCAACATATTTTAGTGACAGAACTAATTTTGCTATTTATAATCCAGAATTACCAAGTCCTACAACTAAGGCGTCAGGGAAAGATCCAATAATATTTGATCCAACAATAGGAGGTATTCTTGGTGTTTCATATAAACTATTAATCCAAGACTACGAAAAAATCGCCTACAATCAAGGTAAAGCCATTGTCGAGATACCGGATAAAAAGGCATTATCACGTACCAGTGTAATCCGGTTCAGCAATAAATACGTCCAGGACACCAACATCAACGGCATGAGTTCATTTGATGCCGGTAACCAATATACCTTGTCTTATGATCGTGGGCCAATAACAAAATTACAACCAATTGCTAACCGCATGCTGGCTATCCATGAACGCGCCACCACGGTTCTGTATCTCAATGAAAAAATGATCAAAAATGCCGATGGCCAAGATCAGCTCATAGCTACCGGAGACACTATAGGGTATGATTCTCAACTTGAAGGCAACTTTGGATGCTATCACCCAGAATCAATTGTTAAGGTAGAAGAAGATGTGAATGCCGTCTTTGGATTCGATATTTATAAAGGCGTGGTATGGCGTTATACTCTTGAAGGTCAGTTTCCGGTTTCAAATTATGGGCGCAAACAGTACTTCAGAGACAAGGCCAATGCTTACATCGGTAATAAAAACGGGGTTAAAATCATAGGAGGTCACGATCCATTTCATAAAGAATACATCATCACTTTCAACGATGGCACAGGTGATAGCGAAACCATTGCATTCAATTACGTTAAAAAAGTATGGACTACTCGTTATTCATTTATACCGGAGTGCTATGGCAAGATCAATAATAAACTGATTTCATTCAATGCCGGAGCGTTATGGCTACATAATGACAGTGAAACCCACAACAATTTCTATGGGGTTCAGTACGCGTCATTCATTAATATTGCCGTTAATCCTCATCCGACCAGGATTAAAAATGCTGTTGGTGTCGATATCGGTATTGAGGCCATAGGAGCAGATGTTGATTACAAACAGATTGAAATCTTCACCGATGAGGGTCAAGAATCCTACTTAAAAACAGATGAATTCGATAAGAAAGAAAATGTGTTTTATGCCGACGTACTCAAAGATGTTAACACGGATCCTAATGTGTTAATAGATTTCGATAAAATTCCTTTTTTATATACAAACTGGAATAATGTCACGACTTATCACCCAGGGGATAACGTATATAATAATCATTTTTTTTATAATTGTCTCGTTACCAATACCAACCGTCAACCCCCTAATTTATTTTGGTGGATACCGATCTCAGTTCCTCGTTTACTTGCTTTAAGAGACGGAGATGATATCCAATCACGCTATTTCAAAGTCAAAATAAATGATAATGCCATCACTAGAAACCTGATTCAGCAATTAAATTTCAACTACGTCATGAGTGAATATTCTCTGTAAACGCCTAAATTTGAAATATCATGATCATTTCACCCGATAGAATACCAAGAGATGCTGGACAAGATGCACTCTCAGGTGCAGGAGCTGGAGCAGCAACAGGGGCTGCATTTGGACCGTGGGGAGCACTGATTGGCGCTGGTATTGGAGCCGGAGCTAAATTGATCATGGGAGCCAATCAACGTGCCCAAGCCAAAAAACTCAAACCCAATGACTATCTGCCGCCAGGTGCACTAGAAAACAATATCTTGGCCAGGTATATGCTCAATGCCACTACTTATCCCGGACAAGAACAAGATCAGGCTCGTAACGACCAAACCACAGCAAATGCCGTAGGACAACTTCAAAAAAATGCGAAATCCGGAACCGATATACTCAATAGTGCGGCCCTGATTCAGGCGAGGGGAACCAAATCTAATAATGATATTGCTCAACGGTATCAACAGTTCAAACAAGGGGCACTTAGTCGCCTAATGGGAAGCAATCAACAACTCGCGGGTTATCAAAATCAAAATCAACAGCAATATCTTGCGGCTAAATCTGCTTTACTGGGAGCCGGATTACAGAATATCTATGGCGGTATTAATGACATCGGTGGCGGTATTGCTGCGGCCTCAAGACCACAATACGCTGGCTATGGTCCAATGGGTGGTGGTGGTGGTTACGGTGGAGGCTGGCGTGGATATGGGCAGTGGGGAAATAACGCTATGGGCGGAATGTATCAACCAACTGAACAAGGATTCGCCTAAATACAATGGCAACCACAAACGCAAGTGAGGCAGTATACCGTGGCCGTGAGGGCAGTGGAGAAGCACAGGTATTTCAGGGCAATGCCGGGCTTGCGCAATTGTTGAGAAATCAACAATATCAGCAGCAGCAGCAAATGTCCCAACAACGCATGGCCTACCAGATGCAGCAGCAGCGCAATCAGCGGGATAATCAGCTTATGAAGTCGGACTTCAGTAAGCCGGGTACCTTCCAGCAGGAGCAAAGCATGAAGGAGATCGGCGATGTTGAGACAATGACACAAAAATTTGCAAAAGAAAATCCGTATGCCTCCCGTATGGATATTGCTAGTGCTGTTCAAGATCAAAAGAATCAAGTACAAGCCAATATTGCGCGCCGAACCGAAATACAAGACAAATTAAAAGGTCACCAGGCTATCCTTAAAAAAGACTTCAAAAGATTTGATCCCGAGGCAGTGTCTCTTCTGCATGATTACGTGCTATCCGATATTGATCATAAAAACGGGAAGCTCTCGCCTAAGAATGTACAGAACATTGATCCCAGTGCCGTAGAATCAATGCTAAACCATCCATCTGCTATTAACGCACATACGGCTATTGTAGACGCAGTTGCTCCCATAAAGCAACAATTAGAAATGAGTGAGGCCGGAAAGGATATTAATACAGGCTTAGGGATAATGAAAGAAGGGGCAACCAATAAAATCAGGTTTGTTCAAGATGATGGAAAGCCAGGTATTTCTAAAAAGCTCATTGCCCACGTCTTGGATACAAATCCGGCTATTGAGGATAAGTTCTTTTGGGAGATAGCGCAGAATAATGTTAAAGCGTCAGGTGGTGATCCACGCGACCTGGATGTGGTTCAAGAAAAGTATGACTATATAAGGCATACCGATGACCCTTCTTTTTTGAAACAGGTTTACGATAAAACAAAACTGGATTTAGAGCAACTACAACGAGTAAGTTCAGTAAATAAGTACACGAATATTGGAAAGTTTAGTGAAACACAAAAGGCCGCGCCTACAGAAGATGATTACAAAATCACCAGGGATCAGGTTAATTCCATTAGCAACTCTTTTGCCAAAGGTGATGTAACCGGAACACACGATTTGCTTCGCAACCTAGTAAATAAAAAATGGAATGGTATGTATGTCATGGATGCTGAACCCTCAATTGAAACCAATGCCAAAGGGCCAGATAAACGCAGGATTAAACTCTCACTAAAAGTAGGCACTTCTGGTGGGTATGCCTTTCGTAAAGACAGCAATGGCAATGTTATAACAGATCCACAGAGCAATCTGCCGTTAATAGATTATAATACTCCAACAAAGGCAAATTCCACTGAAACCGTATATCTTGATCCAAAGAACAAGTCAGCTTTATTTGACCTATTGAAATACAATCACCCGGAAAAGAAAGCCAAACAAATGGGATACAATGGCAGTGGGCTTACTGAGGCCCCACCTGATGATGAAGATGATCCACTAGGACTACTAAAATGATCGAAGACCAAATCATAGCCGATCCCAAACCAAAGATTTCGCGCAAGGAGTTTGCGGCCAAGATCAAATCTAAGTATCCGCAATACAAAGATATAGCGGATGACGAACTCATTGACAAGATCGTAGCCAAATATCCAGCGTATTCCGATACAGTCGAACCATTAAAAAAAAAAGAAGATACTTCACCGGCTTCTGGCATTCCTTTCGAGAATGGGCAAGAAACTTCTTTACAAATTCCTGGCACGGTAGATTTAGGCAAGCCTTTACCGGTAGAAGATCCAAATGACTCCAACAGAACCCAATTATCGGCTCTCAACGAAAAGACCAATGCAGATGAGGCCGAGGCCAGGGCTCAATTATTCAAACAGGTTTCGCCTGAGCAACAAAGTCTGGATTACTACAAAGCCAAGAAAGACGAAAGGCTCTTACGTGAGAATCTTGGAATAGATCGTAAAGAACCAGAGTTCGATCCCGTAGTCACGTTCGGCAAGTCAGCGTGGAACACACTTGCGTACCAACTACCTTCAGGAATTGCGGCAGGGCTTGCCGCAGCATCTCGCCCAAGTGCAGCCAATCCGGAGAATTATGACGAGGGCAAGTTAGCATACGCCGAAGACAAAAACCGGGAGATCAAGAGCGATTTATTGAAGTGGGCGGAGCAACGCCAAGGCGAAGGCTCTGAACTCACTACCAATCTTGTCAGCTCACTGGATAAGATTCATGATCCCATTGATATCCTGAATTGGATATCCTATGCCGGAGGCCAAGCCGCTGGTCAGATACCGGCTTCAATTGCCAGTTTTGGTGCGACATCGATCGGACAAGAGGTTGGTTCTATTTATTTGGAATCAGTGCAAAAAATTGCCAAAGACAAAAAATTATCGATTGATGAAGTTATTAAGCAAGACCTTGACAAACCAGCGCTTGCACTTGCATACGGTACAGTAGCCGGCGCCTTAGATTATTTAGGAGCTAAGGGCGCAACCGGTGGTCTTGGAAAACAAGCGATAAAGAAAAGTCTACAATCACGCGCCTTAGAAATAGTAAAGTCTCCTGCCGTGATTGAATCCAGCACGGAATATGCGCAACAATGGATTGAACAAATAGGGGCCTCACAGGCAGCAGGAGATGAATTTGGAAAGACCTGGGATCTAGCCAATACCGATCAAGCCGCACGGGACAGAATTGAATCTTTAGCGCAAGGTGGTGTTGGTGGTCAGGGTGCCCATATAGTAACACAAACATTTAAAAAGCAAGACCATGCCCTTCCAATCAGAAAAGCAGAGGCGGTACCTTTGGATGAAGCATCCGGAGGTGGCGCGCAAATGGGCCCACGAGTATCCGGGCCAGGGACCAAAGAACCTACCAATGCACAAGGGGGACAGCCAACCAGCATCAAAAAAGTACCGGTATCAAAAGAAGAAAAAACGGTAATCCCTTCTGATTTAAAGAAGAGGGGAGAACCGGTAGCTTCCCCTGATGATGCCAAGGCCAGATTCGGCGATGGAGAAAGAATATTTGGTTTCCATGAACAAAGCGAAACGCCGTTGGAATTGACCAGTGTGGAGCAGATGGATAAATTTACTTCTGATCAATTATTAGCGTATCCCAAAAAAGAAAATGAAAAAACTAAACCCAAAGGAACTGGAAAACGAAAACAATCCAAAGTTCCAAAAGCTGGTAAAACAAAAGAAACACCAGTCGTTCCCGTCAAGGAAGAGAAGAAAGAACAAGTACCAGCCGTAACACCAGAGCCTATTCCGAAAGAAATAAAAGGCTTTAAGGTTCTAGAACAAGTTGAATCCACACCTGATGGGGAGGAAGTATTTCGCGTTGAGGGTGACCGGTTCCTCACGCGGGACGGAAAGGAATTGGCCGTGGCAAAAGTTAAAATACCAACTCCTATCACCCCCAAGGATATTCATACCGCTGCCAAAAAAGCGGGCATTGATTACGAATCCAAGGAATTCATGGACAAGTCCAAAGAGCTCACCGGCAAAGAGCATTTGGATTCTATGTCTCCAGAGGAATTAGCTAAGATCAAAGACTACATTGAAACACCAGCGCCTAAGGAAGATCAAACCCCTGAGAAAGCCCGTAAAGAAGGTAAGCTCATCAAAGACGGAGTAACATACGAACGTCAAGCTCCACTTGAAGGCGACCAAGTAGTAAAAGGAGGTCCTGTAAAACTTGAATTTGCAAACAAAGTCAATGAAGAAGGTGAATATGCGGTTATCGAGGCTGACAAAATCCAGCCTAGCCACAAAAAGGGCATCAAAAATCCATTACACTTTTTACCTGAAAGTCAGCCAAAATCACGCGATCAGGCTTTCGGTCAGGCCGGGGTCAAAGGAGCACAAGACATTGCTGCCAAATTGGATCCAACAAAAGTGGGAGAGAGCCCCAATCCGTATTCGGGCGCACCTACGGTCAACTCGCGTGGAGAAGTAATCCAAGGCAATGCTAGGGCCGATGCCCTGCAACAGTATTGGGCAAACAACCAAGAAAAAGACCCGGCAGGCTATAAAGAGTATCTTGTCAAAAATGCGGAGAAGTTTGGGTTAGATCCCGTAAAGGTAGCGGCAATGAAGAATCCGGTGCTGACCCGCATGGTCAAGGCCGGTGATGCCCGCGCTATTGAATTGGGGCAGTACACAGCTTCAGACATTGAAACCGGGGGCAAGCGCAGAATTGAACCGGTACACACCGTTAACAAGCTCACGCCTGAGGACAGGACAAAACTTGCAAACACCATAGCCCAAAGTGAAGGAGAGACCTTATCTGAAATCATACGTGCCAATACTGACAAAATTCTGGACATTTTGTACAAGAGGGGTGCAATCACGGAAACGCAGCTTGAAACCGTTCACAACCCCAGGACGGGCGAAATCAATAAAGAAGGCGTTGAAGACTTAGCCCGGGTGTTCCGGCACATGATGTTTGAAGGCGGAGACACCAATCTGGCGGAGATCTTCGAACACCTACCAGACTCGGTTCAAAAAGGAATAGATAAGGCTATACCTGCGATCATCCGTACCAAGGGCCTGAATAAGACCATGAACAACGCCTTGGTGGGCTACCGCGAGTTTCAGAATTCGGGAATGGACGACCTGAATGTATGGGAGAATCAAGCCGACATATTCAACGACGGCCTTTCGCCTAAACAGATCTACTCGCCTGAGGAATTGAATCTGATTCGGCTATTTGACACCAAGAAGCAGGGTGAGATCTTGGGTAAAATCAAAGAGGTAGCGGCCTACATGGCTGACAAGGAAGGTGATATGTTCATCGGACCATCAAAAGGACTTAAAGCCAAAGAGGCGTTTCAGAAAGTCTTTGTAGACAAAGGGCTTCCGGAGAACACCGATAGTACACTGCCAATCACCACACGCCTAAGGAATGTGGGCAAAGACCAATTTGCGGTCACAGGCGATACCTATTCGATCAAGAACCGTATTGTGGCCTTAGGAGGGATTTGGGATAAAAAGACACAGCGATACCTATTCAATAATTCAGCCCGGCCTGAAGTCGAAAAATTACTGGAATCCGTCGAAGGAAAGAATCCACAGGCACAATTTGCTGGCCAACGCTTTGATGGCCGCACGGTCAAACAAGTGGAAACCGCGTCTAAGCGTATAGGTCAGATCCAATTGAAAGCACTGGTACGGCGCCTAATGAGCAAATTTCCCGGTATTTCAGAAGTCGTAACCGATCGTAAGCGAGTTCAACAGGCATGGCAGGATTTTTTGAATCGCGGAAGTGGGATGTTTGCAAGTTTTGCTAGTCCGGGCAATAAAATCACGCCTGAGATGGCAAGTAAGTTGAGTCAAGCCGAGGCAATGGACCGCAAGGGATCTAAACCTTTTGAAATTTGGCAAAAAACAGGCTGGTTTAAGTATAAAGATGGTAAATGGAGATATGAACTTGATGGGTCAAAAGCTAAAATAAAAATTGGGGATACTCATCTGATAAAGGCTAAGAAAAATACATCTGAGTCTCCTGACAATGAAGAGTGGGAAATTAACACTGAAAATGATCTTAAATTATCAGAAGTTATTGATTACCCAGAATTCTTTAATTTAGTACCAGAAGCTAAAGATACAAAAGTTAGATTTTTTTCCGGCCCAGAAAAAGGACATCCTAATGCCGCTTACCAACATGAAAGCAATACAATTTTTATAAACATCGATAAGTACTTCACAAATAATAAAAACGAAAATGAGCGTAGAACATATCTCAAAGGCAAGGTTTTACATGAGTTGCAACATCAGTTACAGCGAACCGCCGGACTTTCTGCTGGACGAGGATTTGATGAAATTCTTAATCGACTTGCCAAAGAAACGGGCCGCAATCCAATCACTGATATCCAGCTTAGGCGTCAAGCATTCGAAGAATACCGAGATCAGCATGAGGAACTCGAATCAAGAAAAGCCGAAGAACGGTCAGAATTCAATGCCGAAGAACGGGCAAAAGTGCCACCATTCACAAAAGGAGAATTACCAGAATTCTTCGCCCAAAATCCTACCGGTGGTATCCCCAACGGATTCATCTACGGAGATAAAATCTACCTGAACCCAGAAACAGTTAGGTTGGACACGGTTATCCACGAATTCGGCCATTTATGGTGGAATATCGTCCGGCATAAATATCCGGTCCTGTATGCCGCTGGACAACGTCTAATCAAAGGATCTAAGTACAAGGAAGAGGTAGACGCCAATCCAGCCTATTCCAGCCTCTCAGAAGCAGAGAAATCCGATGAGGCCGTAGTTATAGCCATTGGCGAGAAAGGGGCAGGGATTGCGGATAAATCGGCATGGCGTCGATTCTGGACCGACCTATGGTCACGCCTAAAACAGCGGCTGGGGATCAAGCAGAACGTCGACATGAGTACAATGACTCTTAATGACTTGGTTTTAATGGCAGCCCGCGAACTTATGACACCAGGCGAGATAGGCCGGATATCAAATCTCCATCTTCCAGAAACTGCCAGTTTCCGCCTAAAAGGATTCAAAATGAGTTCAGAAGCCTGGGAAGACTGGAATAAGCGTGTAGAAGCCGATAGAATTCTGAATCTGGCGCCTGAGACCTGGACACGGGGAGTAAAGAGCCTCCGGCAGATAATTATGAGCTCGTTTCTCAGTACTACCCAGGACTGGACGCGCACAATGCACGAAGTCCAAAACGAAATCGTGGATTCCTACATCGCTAAGGCGCAGGACGAGATCGACAAACTAACTGCCTCCAAGGAGACTAAAAAACAATTCAGTAAAGAACTAAAGGCCAGCAGGAATATGCTGACCGAGCGCCTAATAGGAGATACCAAAGACATACATGGGCTTATGGATTTGATGACCGGCAAGGCTGAGTATCAGATCAAGAGCATGCGCAAATGGTTATTTGGGGAGACTACTTCAGAAAGTGGATACGGATCTATAATGGAGTTTTTAACCAAGGCAACGACTTTTAAGGGTAATAACGTATTGGATCCCAATAGTTTTGCTGGTCGCGTCCAAGCCAAAGGATTAACGCTTTTAGACCTAGGGTTTTATATGCAGGTAGTTCATAGCCTGGAGCGCAATGAATACAACCGTAAACTAACCAAGGGGGAGACCCAGGCGGGTTCCGGGATGACGGATACCGAGGCAAATGTATTCTTGGTTGAAATAAAGAAAAGTGGCAAAGAAGACGACTTAAAAACTTTTGCCGCTGAGATCCGGGAGAAACTTGTAGTTGAGCCCCTGAATTTCCAACATCAAGCCGGCATCATTAACCAGAAGGATTATAATCAGTTATTGAATTATTATGCCAATTATGTGCCATTAAAAGTCCAACAGTATCAAAAAGGAGGACAGCAGGGCCAACTGAGTAAAGGCATATTTGGCACCGGAATAAAAGCCAGTCACGGTTCAGAACAAAACAAGTATTGGGACCGGGTGAATCCAATTGTTCACCTGATCAATAACTATGAAGCCACTATAGCAAAAGTAGAGTCTAATGAAGTCATGAAGAAGTTCCACAAACTTGTAGTGCAACATCCTAATGAACAAGTGTGGAAGATCATTCGGCCTAAAAAAGTAGTCACTGAAGTAGTTCAAGAGGGACAGGAAGAAGAAGGTAACGACGTAGGCGAAATCAAAACCGTGGTTCAGGATTTTACTTCGCCTGAAGAAAAACGAGCCATCGAGAAAGAATCTGTAGGTGTAAGGATTGGAGGAAAGCAATATTTCATCTGGCTTAAAGATCCGGATCTGAGAGAGGTATTTGTGGATAAAAAGCCACGGCCTACTAAAAAGTGGGTTATCAGCACAATGCAGGTTATTCGATCTATTCAAAACTATCAACGCGCTACATACATCGGATTAAACCTTGATTTTCCTCTCCCCAATTTAGTCCGTGATATCCAGGACGCAGCTGTGAATCTTCAATCACTTGAAGTCAAGAAGATCGGTCGCAGTGTCATAGGCGGGATACCTACGGCGATGTCTACAATTTTCAAAAAGAACATCGGTAAAGGAAAGCCAGACCCCATGTATTCTCAGTACATGGATGAGATGAAAGCAGAAGGAGGAGAGATTAGTTGGCTTGATGTAGCTGGTCACGAAGAAATTCTGAAAGAAGTCGAACAGGAGATTGATAGATTCAAGACACTGAATCCAGCACAACGTCTTGGCAATGTAATGCTGTATCCCACACGGAAGGTCATGCGTGGAGTGGTCCTAATCAATAAAGTAACAGAACAAGCCATTCGCCTAAGTACTTATGTGAACCTTAGAGAAGCTGGCGTATCACGACACAAAGCTGCAAAAGCTGCAAAGAATGTAACCGTAAACTTCAATAAGAAAGGTTCTTGGGGTCCTTTTCTGAACATGGCGTGGTTATTTGCTAATGCCGGCATCCAGGGCGCTAACCAAATGATGACGGCCTTAATCAAGAGCCCCAAGGTACGGGCTATGATGGTGGGATTAATTATTGGACAGATTGCCAATAGATTCTTGCTGGACGCCTTAGCCGACGACGATGACGACTTAAAGAAGTTACTCACGGAATCCGACCACAACAAAAATTTCGTTCTGTGGGCACCGTGGTCCAAACACCAGGTAGTTACGGTTCCGGTTGCCTACAACATCCGTCCATTTAAAGCCGTAGGCGATGCTTTATATGACCTATACCGGAATAACAAAGATTATGGCCAAGCCATAGGTTATGTTTTTAAGAATTTCATGAATGGCATATTTCCCATGGCAGAGAACAATTTTTACCCATCCATTGTGCAGCCACTCGTAGAATTATCTCAAAACGAAAAGTTCTATAACCAACAGCCTATTTATCCGGAGAAGAAACACTTGTATCAAAAAGACTCTGAACTCTATTTCAAGTCCACGGACAAACCCTTCATTAAACTATCGGGGATACTAAGCGAAACATTCCAAGGCAATGACGATGTACTGGAGATCAGTCCAGCAACAATGGAATATGGAATGGATTATACCTTAGGCGGATTGAAGTCTTGGTATAAACTTGGTGACCAGATGTACAATGTCATTGACAAGCAACAAATAGACTACAACAAAATGCCAGTGGTCCGGAGGTTTGTAACTGATTTATCCACACAGGAATGGCGTACCAAGGTTGCATTCTACAAACTATATACCGAACTCAGTAGGCGGCGCCTAAGTCAGGAGCAGTTTAATTTCTGGAAAGAACTTGGGGACAGATTAACCCGTGAAGGCAACATAAAGCCAGATGACTGGAACCGAAAGCGCAAGGAAATATTGAGGGTTCAGCAGGAAAGTTTTAGTAATGTGCTGAATTGAAGGGTTGCCTCCAGTTAAGTTGACGTATCATCTCCCTATTTGTCTGAATTTTTTTCCACAAATTTTGCATTTTCGGACCACTCCGCCTAATAGATGGGGCTCAAATGTGAATCCTGATTGATGAGAGCAATTAAGCATTTTATCTCTTTTGGATTGTCTTTTCTTATGGCGCTCGGCATGCTTTTTTTCTTCATCCCTTTTTCTAAAAACCACTTTATCGATAGCGGCTTTATTTGATACTGGGATCACGGGATCAAGTGATTTAAGGCGTTGTCGATATTCTCTGTTGCTGTCAACAAGTTTTTCACGATTCCGGTCTCTGTAGGTCTGAGCCCATTTACGCTTCTTTTCTTTGTATGAGGGACTTGCCTTGTATTCTATTTCTTTTTGTTTTAAGCGTTCCTTGTTCAGTTCCCTCCAAGCTTTTCTTGTCGCAAGATGACGTTTATGAGCTTCCGGGTCTTGTTTTTTGGTAGCCAATTTATTTGCCATCCATTTGCGCTGATACTCCCGCTGTTTTGCTGGATCACTGTATCCCATCTTCTTCTACAATAGCGGCAATGTCAGACATTCTAATCATAAGGTACTTGACTTCTTTGTACTCGATCTCGGTTCCAGCATAACGTCCAATCAAGACTCGCATCCCTGGCTTATAAATTATCACCGATTTTTCATTCAAAGGCAAGTGTTCATCGCACCATTGACGAATGACATCAGTATCGAGGCCAAGTTTTGAAATTATCCAACGTAAACCCTTAATCAAAGAGGTAAGCATTTTAAGGATGTCGTTGTCAATACCCCTGCCGGCACCAACACGGATAATAGTCGCAAATTGTGGTTTTTCCTGGGCTGTGTCGGGTATAATCAACCCCCCCTTGGTAACTTCTTCAGCCGCATCTTGTTGAACAATAATCCTATCACCAACTGGCTGTAAAGGACAATTAAAATTTATTTCAGGCATAACTAAAGGTTTGAGATATGAAGTAAGTTATAAGACAAAAAACAGCTAAGGCCACGCCTAAGCCTAACAGGCAAACGATTATAAACATCACCCACCAGGGCACAACCAGGTAAGACAAGGCAATACGGTAAAAGAGGAAGCGGGTCATACGTACTTATTGTCTGGATGTTCATCCAAAATTTTGATAGCTTTAGCGAGACTTTGCACCATTATACCCTTGGTTGTATAGTTGAGATCCATTTTTCTATTGTTCTCAACGTAATTAAACACTTCCTTCCCGGTTATCCGGTGCATTTCAGCTTGCAACACTTTAATGCTGCGTTCGAAGCGTTTCATTTTATGATTTCAGTTTGACTTTCGTCCATCTCTTCTCTTTTGCCATCTTCCCATAGAACTTCTACTGTATAGTCCGTCATTCCAGCAAGACGCCTATGAATAACTACACCTGTTTTGTTATGAGGCGTCTGCATTTCCCTTCCATATTTTGAAAGTCTGACTGGCTTTAATTCTTTTAGGGCTCTTTGATATTGTCTAATTTGGTACTCTTCTACCATCTTCTTTGCCTCCAAATATTGTTTTCTGGTGATCTCCATTTGCCTACCAAATAATTTTGATTATTTGAATAGTTCCTCCTGTTTCTCTGGCTCTCCACCGTGTAACTCTGTGACAATTGGCTGACCAATCATCTTACGGTGGACGTTTATCAAAGTTGCTACATCTAACTCACAATACTGGACTATTTCCTTCAGGCGCCCAGCGTAATAATATTCTGACACCTGGGAGCCGTGCATGTTCGCCTTAGGGGAAGGGAGATTGAACACCATCGCGAGTTGATCTAAAGATACGGTATATCGCAGATCTCCGAACTTCCACATTTCTTGGGTATCGATCAGGGGCACCTCCCACGGCTTACGTCCCGAGTTTTGAAGTAATACAGGCAATTGGAGGCCGTGTATAAGATATTTACGCGATAGCATGGGAAAGTCAAAAGCCTTTCCATTATGTCCCACCAAGGTATCCGCACTCTTTATGGCTGTGGCTATATCCCGGAGAATATCAATTTCATTATCGCTAGATGAGGATTTAATGTGCAGCTTGTCAGTCTTTGTCTCCTTATCCTGGACCACCATACCTAATGACACGCAAACAATTTTATTGAATTCAGAATACAATGCCGCTTTATCTTTGTACATCACATTCACAAACTCAGACTCGTTTATTATAGGGTTTTTCGCCAGAGCCTCTAAGACCAAGTGACGGAATTTCAAATACCAAAGGTCTTGTGTACGTTTGTCCGCTAAATAGTAGTCCTTGAATCCGGAACATGTTTCTATATCCAAATAAATCATCATATTTTCGGTTGTTTGTAAGACCATTTGTAACCATAAGCTATTGATCGTTCACCCCTGGCGCAGGATGAAATTGAACTATACCCTGTGTCCTTTCCTATTCTTTTAGCTGCCTCCCTTGTGCTTTGAAATTTTGCAATGTATTTACCCATACTACTGAATTGATAAATGACCTTTGACATGTGATGTATCCTGCCGAGTGAATCAAATGAATGACGAATATTTTCCTGATTAGTACACCACTCAATATTTAATGGTGGATTATCAACTGTTATTCCGGTTTTGTGATTTATAAATGGCTTGTTTTCAGAATTTGGAAGAAAAGTGAAAGCAACTAATCTATGAACTAAAAATAGTCCTTTCCCTGAGCTTAGAGGACTTAATCCGACACACAGATAATTTCTTTTTTTACCAGTTAAGTGTTGTTTAAGGATTCTTTTTTTAATTCTTGATGGTCCGTTTTTTATGTGAGGCACTACTCTATCAACTCCCCGTATCCTTCCAATTGTACTAGCTTGATAGCCATCAAATCCAGGAATATCTTTCCAATCCTCTCGGACTCGAATCCAATATTTTCGTAAAAGAATAACGCCATCAAATGGATATTGAACAAGGTCATCATAAACCTCTTTGGTAGCACGGAAATTTTTCCAAACCCCTTTCATTCCCCTGGTTCCTCCGGACCCACTAAAAAGCTGTGACCATTCAATTTTGTGAATTTCAGGTCGGGATCATTAATGTTTTCCCGGTATTCCTGGGCATCGACTAATATCTTGTGTAATATTTTTCCCGACATTTTAAATGTGGTCCATGATTTTCCGTCCTCTGAGAATGACAGTATCACCTGTTCGCTTGAGGTAATATTCAAAG